CATCGCGATGGTCGCGATGCTGCTGACGCTGTGAATTAGAGGGCGAACTACCTGCACCGCTTGAGTTTCCAGCCTTGTCACTCTTCAGTCGACTTAGCGGTTGCTAGCGGAAGTTGGCGGCAGCCAGCGGAAACTCGCCATGATCGTCTCCCATCTGTCTCCCATTTCCCACCAGGGAATGAACCTGGAGGCCCTCATGGGGCGTAATAGAGAGACCGGAGCCGGAGTCTTCTTGCTCACCTTGGGGGTAGCGATCGACTCCGGCTCCGGCCTCCTGTTCAACGAGTTCCCCACGTCCTGATGACGGAAAATGGTTCACCCGTTCAGGTGGATGCGCGGCAGGAGTTGCCGGGTATCCGGATGGGTCGGGCACTGGCCGCCTAAGGGGGTACGCGACCAACACCGACCCTCGGCGCCTCGAGGACCTGAACCTCGCGGCGCCGAATCCATCTCTTCAGCTGACAAAGGCATCAGGTGAGACTGGATATATCCAGCACCTGAGCCACCTCATAGCGTCTGACTCCACGTCATGATCGTCGGCGGGGGTCTCGATGCCGGAGCTTGCGCGCCATCGGCGCATCGCTGCCGACATCCGTCGCCGCATCGCCGCCGGGGAATGGCGGCCGGGCGATCCCCTGCCCTCTCGCGCCGAGCTAGCTGCCGAACTCGGCGTTCACCCACAAACGGTTCGTCTCGCTTACGTTCTGTTGCGCCGTACCGGCGTTCTGGAGGGCGAGGAGCGCAAGGCCGTCTATGTGGCGCATCCTCCTGCTATGCGCACCCTCACGGACGCGGACGCCCCCTGGCCATTCACCAGCGAGACCACCGACACCCGCCCGCGCCCCGCCACGGAAGAGCTTGCAGAACGGCTTGACGTCCCTGTGGGTGCGAGCCTGCGGCACGAGACGGTTGAGTGCCTGGACCCGGGGGGCCGGTCGGCGATGCTGGTGTCGTCGTGGTGGCGCGGCCAGCGCCGGCCGCACTCGTCGTACACGGCGGAGCTGGGCTGCGTGGACCTCAACGAAGAGCAGGCACACGCGCTGGGCCTGCTGGTGGATGCCACGGCCTTCCGCGTGGTGCGCACCCGTTTCGACGAACACCGCCGCCCCCTGGAGACTGCTGACCTGATTCTGCCGATGGATCGTTGGCTTATTCGGTTGGCGCCCACGCAGTAGTGAGCGCTTTCGTCGGGCGTTGGGGGGCGCCCTGACCTCAGGAGTAAAGCTGAGTTTCGGCCCTGGCGGAAGGTGTCTCATGCATATTCTTCGACTTTCTGTTCGCACCCGGTGCGTTTCTGTAACCGCAGGTCAGGCGTTGGCCAAACGTTCCTGCGTTGCTGCAGGTCACCGCCGTCAGGTGAGGCTAAATAGAGTCACCAGGTGGCCGGAACCGTGTGCATCAGTACCGGCCAGTCGCCCCGCTTAGCCACCCATCGCACGGCTCGTGGCGTCGCCGGTCGCCGCATAGTCCCGCCACAGTTCCTCGCCTTCGTCGCAGCGGCGGTCGAGGTCGCGACAGTCCCAGCATTTGAGGAAATGGGTGGCGTAGCGGCCGTAGGCGCGCTGAATGGGGCTGAGCTCGCCGGCTATGGGCGCCGCCCTGCTTCCGCCTTGGGGTGCGGGATCTCTACCCTCGTCCATGCCTGCGCTCCTGTCAGCGTGGGACGCGCCCCCGGGCCGGTGTGCCGCCGGTCGCGGGGGTCCTGCAATTTCACGGTACCGCTACCTACTGCTCTATACCGCTATATGGAGCAGCATGCCGCTAGCTGGGGACGCGTGCTGCGGCATGGCTCCCTACGTTCCACCTATGGGTGATGATCAGCGTCCGGTCGACCCGTCCCGGCCGGTGTACGTGTGGAAGCAGGCCGCCGACTGGATCGCGGCCCGGATCGAGTCGGGTGAGCTGGCCCCGGGTGCACGGCTGGAGGGTGAGCGGGAGCTCGCGGAGCAGCTGGGTGTGGCCGTCGGCACGGTGCGGCGCGCAGTGGAGGATCTCCGGGACCGGGGCCTGGTGGTGACTCTGCCGGCGAAGGGTACGTACATCGCGGAGCGGTCGGCGGATTCGTAGCCCGCTGACAGTGGCGGCTCCTACACTGATCGCCATGCCCACCTCTCCCCCGCCGTCGCGGTCTGCGGCCGAGCTGAACGCGGCTATCCGCGCGCTGTGGTCGCATCCTGCGGTGCCGTTGACGGCGGAGCAGCGGGAGGAGTACGGGCGGCTGTGTGCGGAGCTGCGGCGCGTGGAGCGCGGGGACGTCGTCGAGGCCGCGTGAACTACTACTGCTACTAGCGGCCTACCAGTAGCTCCCAAATTAGTAGATCGTTTTCCGGCACCTCCTAACCACCTCCCAATCGAGGAGGCGCCGTGACGGCCCCGTAAGATCCCGCCGTGAGCGACATAGAGTTCCCCGACGACCTGATAGCCCTGGAGCGTGCCGCCTGGGAGGAGCATCAGGCCGGGCGGCTCACCGTCGCCACCGCCAACGCCGTACAGGACGCCATCACCGCGCACGCCGAGGCCGTCGGGATGCCGCGGGTCGACGTGGAGATGGCGCTCAAGAAGGCTGTGCGGCACGCGTCGGCCGAGGGCTGACAGCAGCAAGCCCCGCCGCGGTGCATCACGCCGCGGCGGGGCCAGAGCAAACCCGACTTGCTCGTCGGGATGATGAGCTCAGGCTACGCGCCGCCACTGACAACGCCGGTGCGTCGAGTCGACAGCACGTACACGCCGGCCGGGCCCTCCGGTGTGCGGGCGGCCGGGAGTAGGGCGGGCGGGATCTCATTGCCGTGTCGGCGCAGGATCTGCCGTAGCGCACGGTCGCGGGAGGGGAACGGGCGGACGTTCATGCTCGCAGCATGGCAGACGATCAGTCGCTCTCCGGCCACTCCGTCAACACTGCGCCAGCCTCCTCGTCGACGAGGGTGATGCGCGCCCCGGGCCGTCCCCAGTGCCCGATCCAGGCGGTCGCCTTCCCGCGGGCCACGGTCTCGCTGCCCCACCAGCCGTGCATGGCCGGGCGGCCGTCGGAGGTGAGGGTGAGGTGGTAACGGTCGGGGTTCACGCGAGTCGGATCCCTCTGTGCCGGTGTGGTTCGCGGACGATCGCGCCCTTCGTTTCCAGCTCGACCAGCTGGTAGTGCACTGACGACGGTTGCATGCCCATGGCGGCGGCGAGCTCGGCGACGGTGGGCGCGTCGCCCTGGTCGGTGATGGCCGTGCGGATGTGGCGGAGGATCTGCTCCTGCCTGTCGGTGAGGTACTCGACGCGGTATCTGCCCATGACCACAGTAGAAACCTTGTTCGATTTTTGGGGCAAGCTGGGAGACGTGACCGACCTGCCGCCTGACCTGCCCCGTCTCCGCACTCTGGAGACGTGGCTCCAGCTCGCCCTCGACGAGGTGCGGCGGGCCATCGCGGCGGCCGAACGGCGGGAGACGGAACGGCAGCGGGGCATCGAGGCCCGGCCGCCGGCCCCGGACTGGCTGATCGAGCTCGGACTCAACCGGGACAGCCCACCCGTGCAGGTACACGTCGGCGACTGCTGGAACGCGGGTAAGCGGCACAAGGGCATCCGGCGGGACGAGGCGCTGCGGGCACTCACCGACGGGGTCAAGGCATGCGGGGCGTGCCGGCCGGACAGCGAGCTCGGCTTCCTCGACTAAGTGCTGTGCGGATCAGGTCACAGTCCACTGGCCGATGCTGCTAGCGAAGCCGCTAGCCAGCGCGAACTGGATCCTGGCGATCTTCGAACCGGTCGGGACCTCGAAGGTGACGAACCCCAGTCCTGTATCGCCAGGGGTAAGCGTCAGGCTTCCCCCAAAACCCGGACCAGCTGCCGTGTCGTCGACCGTGGAATTGAACTGCTGACCCTGACTGTCCCGGAGCTTCGCGCCATTGTCGGGCGCTTCGTCAAGCACCTGGGTGCCGATGTTCTTCAGTCGGAACTGGACGGCCACGAACCGCATCCCCGAGTCGGGACTGGAGTATTCGTTCTCGGGCTGTGCTGAATCGACCACCTTGACGACGGTGACGGCGACTCTCTCGCCTTGCTCCGTTCCGGTCAGGTTGATGGTGTCGCCCACCGAAGCGACCGATGGCGTATCGCTCGGCGCCGGGCTCGGTTGCTGAGGCACTGTCGTCGTCTGCACGGGCGTATTGGTCTCCGGTGTGGTGGCGACCTCTTTTTCACTGCAGGCCGCCACCGTGATGGCGAGCAGCATCGCCACCACGAGGTACAGCAGGCGATACATCTCTACTCCTCGGCTCAGGCGCTCCGCGGCCGGCGCCCGGATTCCTTCTTCGCCGGCTGCTTCTTCGCCGTCTTCTTGGCCGCGGCCTTCTTCTTGGGCATCCCCTGCACATCGGCGTCCTCGCCGCGCGAGACCCGGGCCTTCTGCACGGACTCCTGGAGGGCGGCCATGAGGTCGACGATCTGGCCCGTCTCCCGCTCCGGTTCCGGTGCGGCGGGCGGCTCGCGGTGCTCGCGTTTTGCCTCGATGATCTGCTCGATGGCTTCGGTGTAGGTGTCGCGGAACTCGGAGTCGTCGAGGTCCTCGCGGGTCATGGAGTCCATGAGGGCGAGCGCGCCGTCGATCTCGTCGTCGGACAGCTCGACCGGTGGGGGGAGGAGCTCGGCGGGGTCGCGGATCTCGTCGGGCCAGCGCATGGCGTGCAGGACGATCACGTCGTCGCGGACCCGGAGCAGGCCCAGCCTTTCCCTGCCGCTCCAGGCGTATTTGGCGACGGCGACCTTGGAGGAGCGGGCGAGGGCCATGGCGAGGAGCTTGTACGGCTTGGCGGCGACCTGGCCGGACGGCTGCAGGTAGTAGCCCTCGCCGATCCGGATCGGGTCGACCGAGTCCAACGGGACGAACGCCGCGATCTCGATGGCCTTCGCGGTCGGGAGGGGCAGGTCCTGAAGTTCCTCGTCGGTGATGGGGATGACCTGCTCCTTGGTGAGCTGATACCCCTTGCCGATCTCGCTGCTGGTGACCTCGCGGTCCTCAACCTCGCAATACTTGCGCACCCGCACCCGGCCCATGTCCTCCAGGTGGTACTGGTGGAAGCGCACGGAGTGGTCCTCGGTCGCGGACTGCACGTTGATCGGCACGGTGACGAGGCCGAAGCTGATGGCGCCTGACCACACGGTTCGGGGCATGGGGTACCTCCGCAGTAGCCCCGAGCAGGACCAGCCTACGAGCGACCCTGCCGTCACGCACGACAGCGCCCGCCGAGACGGGGGATGCTCGGCGAGCGCTGCGGCCAGTCTGGCAGGGGACGGGCTGAGCTACGGGCGGAACGCTTCGGCGATGACAGCGAATTTCGCCGCACGCTCCAGTGCCTCCTCCGAGTGTCGTCCGCCGATATTCGTGGTGAGCTGCCCTCTGATCTGCTCCAGGCAATAGGCGCGGATCTCCTCGTCGGTCTTCCCGGTCGCATGGAATGGCTCGTTGATCCACTTCACTGTTGGGGCCCCTCTCTGGATCTTCACAGGCCGATGTCTTCGCTGGCGGCGTCGGTCCATTTGTCGGCTTCGCGAATGTAGCCCCAGAAGGCGGGGCTGTTCTCGGCGTGGCCGCTCTGTTCGCGGATCTTCTCCTCTCGCTTCCCTGCGCGTCGAGAGGTGGTGATGAACCCGGCCCGCATCGAGTGGCCGGTGAGGCGGACGGACAGCCCGGCGCGTTCGGCGTTGCGGGCGATGATCTCGCGGACGGCTTCCGGGGAGAGGGCTCGGTTGCCGAGGCGGCCGTGGACGGTGATAGGCAGGAAGGCGGGCCCGCTGGCGATGCCTGCGGCGGCGCGCCAGGTGAGCCAGGCGCGGACGGGGCAGGTGTCGGGGTTCTTGCCGTAGTGGACGACGACGTCCCGGGGCGGGCGGCCCTTCACTGCGGGGACGTGGACCTCCAGGCCCTGGCTAACGTGGACGATCGTCTCGGCGCGGAGGGCGGCGACTTCGGCGGAGCGTCCAGCGATAGAGAAGGCCATGAGCCAGAGCGCGCGGTCGCGGAGGCCGGTGAGCCCGTCGGCGACGGCAGCGTTCATCTGCCGGAGTTGTTCGGGGGTGACGGCGGCGGCCTTGCCCCTGCCGCGTGCTTGCCGTTCGGGGTCGTTCTTCAGCGGCTTGAGGGCATGTCGGGCGGCGACGGTGGCAGCCTTGGGGACTTCGATGCCGTGCTCGTTCCGCGCGGTGACGGTGACGCCGGTGATGCGGCGGTCGATCGAGTTGGGTGCGGCGAGCTTGATGGTGTCGAGCCAGACGACGAACCCGACGAGCGTGCCCCGGGTAACGGCGGTCAACGGCAGCGGCTGACCGGTGCGTTCGGCGAGCCAGCCGTGGAACTCTTCCCAGAGTGCCCAGTCGTTGGCGTAGCCGCGCTTCGTGTTGTGGGGGCGGATGGCGTCGAGGTGCTTCTCGGCTGCCTCTTCCATGGCGGCGAGGACGGCGAGCGTCGCAGCGTCATAAACGGCCGGGGTGGCGTCCGGCTGGCGCGGGATGAGGTCGGTCATGGTCTCTCCGATCGAGTACGGTACGGGCGATGCCCCGGCTGCTTTCCTCAGCCGGGGCATCGCTGCGAGTTCGTTCAGGGCGTTGCCGCCGAACGGATCGCGGCGACGCGAGCCTGACGACTGGTCCTTCGGGGGCGGTCCAGCGGCAGCACGGTGATCTCGTCTGCCTTGCGCAGCCCCCAGAGCTGGGCGCTGGGAGAGAAGACGAGGTCGATGGCCGACGGACGGTATCCGACACAGTCGCAGTCCTCGACGGTGCAGTGGTCGACGCCCTCGTGACCGTGGCCGCACGGGCACACGTTGGCGATGGTGGTGTTCCAGTCAGCCTTCGGCTCGACCTCTTCCGCCTGCTCGGCAGAGTCGGCGAGGTAGGGCTTCATACAGTGGTCGCAGACGCAGACGCCGCCAGCGGTGATGTTCTGGCAGGAGTTCCAGGGCTCGGTCTTGCAGAGGTCGCACGAGCAGACGCCGCCCGGGGCCGCGACGTGCCCGATCTCGTTGAGCTCGTAGGTGCCGGGCGCGTACCAGCACTCGGCCCAGCGGCCCTCGAAGGGGCGGGAGTCGACGTCGTCGATGGTGCGCTTGGCCCACTCGATGACGTCGGCCTGGGTGCCGAGCCACTCGCCGCACTCGGTGCCGTTCACGACGATCCGCGACTTGCCGTAGGACTTGCCCTTGGTGACCTTGAGCTGACGGCCCTTGTAGGTCTCGCGGATCATCTTCGTCTCCCCTGCTCGCCGTTCTCTGACTCTCTAAATGTAAGGGCACCCCTTACAAATGTCAACCCACCCCTTACACTGATTGCATGACGAACCCGCCGAGCCCCTTCGAGAACCTCAAGCACCTCGCCGAGCAGGGCGACGCCATCCAGCGCGCCAAGGATGTAGGCGCAGCACTGCAAGCCATCCCCGACTTGCAGAAGTGGCTGCGCGAGATCCGACACGAAGCCGTGCGGGAGATGCGCGATGACGGACTGAGCCATGCGCAGGTTGCCGCCGAACTCGGCATCAGCAGGGCGCGCGCTCAGCAGATCGCCGAGGGGCGGACTACCGGAAAGCGGGCCGACGGAGAGTCGGACAATCACCCCAAATAGCGCCCGCGATATGGCATGTTATCGAGAGGTCGACCGCCCAACTTGAGGGCGGCACCCTGACCTTCGGGCCACATGTGTAGCGCGCTTGACATCCAACCTGCGGAGGAGGAGTCTATGTGTAGCGCGCTACACAGGGTGGCGCGGAGGGAGGGCAACCACCATGAGCAGCGAGCGCATTCAGGCAGGCGACACCTACACCGCCGACCTCATCGTCGACGGCTGGACGGTCAACGGCAGCGTCCTCGTGCTCGCCGTGGAAGACGCCCAGGGATCCCAGTACGCCCTATTCCTCGTAGCAGAAGGCGACAACCCCACCTCCTCCACCCACTGGATGCACGCCCGCGGACGCATCGACAGCCCGACCACCATCAACTCCATTGACGGCGGCAACGGCCTGAACGCCATCCGTCTGCGCTCCAGGACGGGACACCTGGCAGCCGACGAATACGCCTACGAACTCAGCCAGGCAGCCCCGCAGATCAATCGCTCCTACGGCCCCGCCGGAGACGGTCCGGTCGGAAAGGAAGGCCTCGCCTCGCTCGGCGCCATGACGAGGACAATCCAGGACTACAAGGACTGCGTCGACGAGGCTGTCGAGGAACGCGACGACATGATCCGCCGCCTGCTCGCTGGCGGCGTGCCGGTGAAGGACATCACGGCGAAGACCGGCCTGTCCCGCGAGAGGGTCTACCAGATTCGCGACGGCCGCCGCTGAGAACGACGATGCGCCCCACTCCCCCGCCGTAGCGGAAGAGTGGGGCGCTGTCGTTCACGCGGGTTCGTCGGTCGGCGGCATGGGTGGTGGTTCGCGGAACGGCCAGCGCGACAGGTACAGCGGCACGTCGGGGTCGTCGTCGGGGATGTTCGGCATCGGATGCTCCTACAGTCTCGGCGGTAGAAGGTGCGGGTGTCGCCAGTCAGGAGACGGCGACCCAGAGGGACGGGCCGGCGACGTTGCTGCCCATCGTGAGGCTGGCGGGGAGACTGGTCTGCCCGGTGAGGTTCGTCGCGTACCGCAGCGTGGCGCCAGACAGGCCGGCGTTGTTGGTGCCGGTGGACAGTCCGTTCGTGCGGAGCAGCGTGGGCCCGGTGCTCGCGTTGCAGACGAACGCCACCCAGTACGTGCCGGCCGCCACGGCTTGCGGAGTGGTGAGTGTCGCGGAGCGGGCGACGGTAGAGGTGGTGATGAGCGCGTCGATGGACGCGGTCGACAGGATCTGCCCTGACGAGTTGACGAGGCCGACCCAGTTCTGCCCCGCGGTCGGGGTACTTGCGGCTGTGGACATGAGCCACCAGCACTTCGTGACCGTCGTTGCTGCTCGTAGGAACACCGCGGACAGGTACACGGTGCCGTTGGTGAGCAGCTGGCCAGTCGAGGCGAAGCTGGGGTCGTAGGTCCAGACGGTGAATCCGTGGTCAGCGGGCTGGGGCGTGGAGGGTCCGGTGACGGGTGCGCCGGCCACGGTGAGGCTGGGTACGGCGAGGGGGCTGCCGGCGGTGAGGACGCCGCCGACGTACTTGAGGTCGATGTCCTGGAGCACGGGCGGTCCCTAGGAGTAGAGGCGGGTGACGTCGGAGACGGGGACGACGGGGATGTTGCGGCTGGCGATGCCCGCCATGATCGTCTGAAAGTCGGCGACCGAGCACTCGGTGGCGGCGGCAGCCGTACCGGTCACGATCTTGTGGAAGACGAGGATCAACCAGCCCGCGTTGTACTGGCACTTGTCCAGGAGGCCGCCTGCCGCGACGAGGTTGGTCGGGTTGTTCGCGCCGGACTGGGTGGAGCTGATCGAGGACACGGCGCGCATCCGCATCGGCATGCCGGCCGGGAATGTCTCGGTGGGGAATCCCGTCTGGAACAGGACCGTGCGGCCGGTGGAGAAGTAGCTGGCGGCGATGGAGTCGATGGCGACCCCGTCGGTGGTTCGCTGGTACTCGCCGCCCGGGTAGGCGATTCCCTCACCGCGGAAGCCGTTGTTGACGAGCCACTGCTTGCCGAGCCGCATGTCGTCGTCGACTTGCGCCGCTGTGTAAAAGGTGTAGCGGTTGTTGTGGACGGTGGGGTCGTAGGAGTGGAGGCCGATCTCCCAGCCGCTGAAGTCCTGCAGCTGCCGGTTCTGCTCCGCGGTCATCACGCTGGCTGCGCCGAGGTTCCCGACGATCACGTAGTTGGTGCCTTGGAACCCGTAGGTGTCCATGGCGGGGCGGGCGTAGTTCCAGATGGAGTCGGCGCCGTCGTCGAAGACGACCGACACGACCCCGTTGGGGAAGGTGGTGGACGTGGCGTCGATGACCTCCACGGCCTGCACGTCCAGCGTGAAGGCGTTTCCGTTGGTGGCGATCGCCTGCACCTGCAGATCGGTGAAGCCCGCGGTCGTGCTCGGGACGCCTGTCGCGCTGATCGAGTAGGAGCCTGACGCGGCGTTGACCGACGACCAGCCGAACGTCAGGGTGATCCACTCGCCGGGGCTGCCGAGCTGGGATGTGCCGGCCACTTCCCACAGGCGCCACCGGTAGTAGTTCGTCATTGAGCTGGTGCCGACGAACACGTTGAGGTTGGCGATCTTACTGACGTCGTCGATTCGGCAGATCAGCCGCAGCATCTTGCCGGTCAGGTCCATGGGGCTCATGCCGTACTTCCGCAGGTTCGCGGAGCCGCCGACCGTGTCCGTTGTGATCGAGGCGCACTGGGTGCCGCGCACGAACGCTGCGGTGTTGTTGAGGTTCGACGAGGCTGCGCCCTGCGCTGTCCAGCCGTGGCCCGGCTGGAAGATGTGGGAGATTGACGCCTTTCGCCAGGCCGGGCCCGTGCGGCTCGGTGCGATGACCCCGTAGGGCGCGACCGGGCCGGACAGGCGTCCAGAGACGGATGCGCTTCCCGCGACTTGCAGCCCGGCGAGCCATGCAGTGCCCTGCTCGATGGCCGTGACTCTGGTCAAGCAGTCGTTGAGGAAGCCGTCGATCGCTGTGACCGAGACGGCAAGGTTGTTGACGGTGCCGCCGAGGGCTGTGAGGTCCAAGGCTGTCGCGAACTTGCCGTCGGCCCACGTCCGGTCGCCGTGCGGGTCCGTGGCCCCGGAGTGTGCGGCCACTTTGGATGCGGCGCCAGCCTGGGTCTCAAGGGCGGCCGTGTCGGGGATGCCGTGCACGTCGGTGGTGTCGGCGTTGTGCGCGGCTACCGCTGCAGCTGCGGTGCCCGCGGCATCCGCTCCCACCTCTATACCCGTGGCCGACTCCACCGGTGCGAGCGACGACAGTGCGACCGTGCCGGCGGAGGCGGGCAGGCTGATGTTGTAGGAGCGGCTGGGCGCGTTGGTGAACTCTTCGTCCACCCGGTAGGTCCAGCCTGACGGGCTGAAGCCCTCGGCGTCGATGGCGAGGAGCGTCTTGGTGAACTCCCCACTGGCGCCGAGGGTGATGTTCTCGGCGCCGAGGGCGATGACGCCGTGCGTGGCGGAGACGACGCGGGAGACGGACGGGGTGAGACGGATCGTGCCCTGGTATGGGTCGCCGTCCAAGGCCCTGTAGCCAGCGGCCCCGGCGGTGAGGGTGACGGTCTGAACACCGGGCGGGAACGGCATAGGTCAGACTCCAGTTCGGTGGTACTCGTCGACCAGGGGATGCGGCGGTTCAGGCTCGATGCCGGAGCGGTGCATCTGGCGGGCCCACCGGTCCGTCGTCCACGCGAACGCCCGCAGCATCGCCTCCAGTCGGGACATGCGGCCCCGCAGCGAGCCGTTCTCCTCATCGACCCGCTTCACCGTCGCTTCCAGCACGGCGAACTCCTGGGCACGTGCCTGCGGTGCGGCTTGGATCGCGGCCACCGCCTCGTTGGCGCGGGCTGTTGCTTGCGCGGCCCTCACGGTGGCGCGGGAGACGAACCAGCCGCCCCCTCCGAGGACGCTGCCGGCGGCGCCGATGATGGCAGCCCACTCGCCCACGTTCATGCGGCCTTGCCTCTCCGGGCGCGCACGGGCGGGGGGACCGAATGCTCGGGAACCGCGCTCGCCCACAGGATCACCCCGACGTGACTCGTCAGGTACCAGACTGCGACGAAGCCGCCGCGGGAGTAGTCGCCGGTGATGACGGCGAACGTGTAGGCGGCGGCCCACACGGTGGGGGGAATGAGGGCGGCCAGGAACCCGAACCGGTCCCGGCCGATCTTGACGAATGCTGAGCCGAGGGTGACGAGGCCGCACACGATCCACAGCCACGACCAATGCTGCAGGTCGCAGTACCGGGTGAGGAGTTCAAGGCCCTCGTCGCTGGGCGGGTTGACGAGGAACGACACGCCCCAGCAGGTTTTGCCGACGCCGAGGATGGCGAGGAAGCAGCCGCGGCGGCCCAGCATCGCGTACAGCCGCCGGGCCGCACGGCGCGGCATTCAGGCCGCCTTGACCAAGCTCGACTGTTCGAGCCGCAGGGCTGCGATCGGGGCGGTGACCTGCGGGCGGACGATGAACAGGGCGACGAGGCCTTCGATGGCGAGCATCCAGTTGGCCTGCTGCTCGGCGCTCATGTTGAGGCCGAACGCCAGGTACAGGGCGATCGCGGCGTGGCCGAGGTTCACGAGGGCGGCGAACGCTGCGCCGGTCTTTAGGATGAACGCCTCGGCGACCGCGACGACGCAGGACAGGAACACCATGATGGCGGCCTGCAACTCGGCGGATACGTCGAGCCCGTAGGCGGAGCTGAGCTTGAGGGCGACGGCGATGAACGCCAGGATCGTCACCGGTTCGCGACCGAAGATTCTCATTTCTCTGCTTCCTGTTCGGCGCGGCTTGCCTTGGCCGCGGAGAGGTGTCCGACGAAGTTGGCGTACAAGCTCATTGCCGCAACCCAGAGGACGCTGTTCTTCCACAGCAGCAGGGTGGGGATGAGGAGGAGTGCCCACGCTCCGGCGAGGATGTAGTGGATCCACGCCACACGCTGCGGGGTGAGCTTCATGCGACGACCTTGAAGCCGTAGCGGTCGCCGAGGCGCTCGAGGCTGGACTTGCCGGGGATGCCGTCGGCGTCCTTTCCGGTGTAGCCGAGCTTCTTCTGCCACTTGGCATAGGCGGCGATGGTGGTGGTGCCGTAGTGGCCGTCGCTGTACCGCTTGGCCAGCAGTCCGGCGTCGACGAGCGCGGCCTCGACGACCTTCGTCCCGGCGTAGGTGACGGGCGTGCCCTTCGCCGCGGGGTTGGCCTTGGCGGCGGCGACGAGCTTCGACAAGTCGACGACCGGCTTGGTCGGCTTCGGCAGCGGCTTCGGTGCCGGCGGCTTGGGGGTGGAGGGTGTGGCGCCTGCGAGGCGGGCGGCGACGCGGTCGAGGATGTCGTCCCAGTCCATGCCGGGCCCGCGGGGGTCGACTTTGCCGGGCTGCCAGTCGAGGTGTCGTATCGCGGAGCGCGCGGACCAGTCGTGGTGGCGGCAGAGGGCGGTGATGACGCGGACGATGGCTTCGATCTGCTCGTCTGGCCACGGGTCTTTGCCGTCGCCCATGTTCTCGCATTCCCAGCCGTAGAAGTGGCGGTTGCCGTCGACGGTGGCTTCATTGTCGGCGGGCGGGGCCTTCTCGGCGATGACGGCGGCCAACACGTCGGGGTCGCCGAGGCCCGCGTGGTTGGCGCGGCCGTATCCGACGAGGTGCACGCGCCCGTCCTTGGCGATGACGCCGTGGCACAGCGGGCCGGGCAGAGTGCTGTGTCCGTTGCGGCAGATGTCGACCGTGGCCGCGGTGCCCCGGGTGACGGTGTGGTGGATCATCACGCCGTTGACGGGTCCCCACGGGCCTTTGCTGTTGCGGTTGTGGGTTTCCCAGTTGCCGACCTGGACGACGTTGAGGCCTTCGTCTCGGAGGCAGTTCAGGAAGTCGGCGGCGGGCATTGGTGCGGCCATGTGGTCTCCTCAGTACGGCCGATACCTTTGAATCGTAGCTTGAACCCCGCCAGTAACCTACGAATCACAGGTACTCTGGGGTTGGTTCTGGCTCAGGAACCGGTGGCAGGGGTGTGGCCGTGCGGGTCTGCTCCCCTGCCACACCAAATCCCGCGCCCCACCCGCACACGAACCCGCACCCAGGAGTACGCCCATGGCCGACCCCGAACTGAAGCCCGCCTACGAGCGGCTCGCCGACGCCGTTGAGGAAGTCGTTCGTCTCGAAGGCGCCCAGGGTGTCCTCACCGAATGGGTTCTCGTCACCTCCACTCAGCGCTACGACCAGGACGGCGACGGGCTCACGCAGGTCGGCATCACGCTCCCGAACGGCGGCGGACAGGTCCCCTTTCACCGGGTCATGGGCCTGCTCGACTACGCGCTCACCCGCTACCGGGCCGAGGTTGCCGACGCGGAAGGGGACGGGTCGTGACCGTCATCTGCCAGGCGCTGGCCTGCTTGTTCGCGTTCGTCGTCCTGTCGTCGCTACAGCCCGTCGAGACGCGTGTCGACTACACGCCCGCCGCCAGGAGCGTGCGGTGAGCGGCCCGTGCACGCGGCGGGAGTGCGGCGGCGAGGTGCACACCGACGGCTGGGGCACCCCGATCCAGTGCCCTCGCGCGGCGACTGCCCCGATGCGGCTCACCGTTGACGAGCTCGTGCCCGTCTGGGTTGCTCTGGAGGGGCGTCAACGCCAGCGGATGGCTGGACACAGCATCCTCCTGTCTCCGCTCCCCAACTGCCCGGCCTGCGGTGCGCCGCCCGACGAGATGACCACCGCCACGGCGCCGGACTTCATGACCGACACCGTGGCCATTCAGTTCGAGCACTGCGGGCACTCCTTCACCGCCGACGGCGAAGCCATTCAGCAGGCGGCGGAGCAGGCGCGGCGGGCCGTTGACCAGATGGAGCGGCAGCCGGTGAGCGAGCAGTCCGGGAGTCTCTTCGTGCGTCAGGAAGACATCGCTGATCACGTGCTTCGCGTGCCGAAGCCCGAGTTCCTGGTCGCCCTTCACGAGGACGACGGCACGCTCATCGTCGGCATCCGCCCCGACGGTCACATCACCACCGGCCCCAACTACCAGCCTGATGCGGCGGCCCGCGAGTTCTGGGACGCCGTCACCCGCGCCGCACAAGCCGCCAACCCGTGGGAGGGGCAGTGAACACCGCCATCGCCATCACGGCGATCATCGCCGCCCTGCTCCTCGCCAACTCGATCGTCGTGGCTATGCGCGATGTCGCCAAGGCGAAACACCAAGCCGCCACCGGGCCTGCCGTTGCCCACTGCACCGTCGACCGGTGCACGACCACCGGCACGCTTGCCAACCCCGGCGGCGACTGGACCCGTGACGCCAAAGGGCGCCACTTCTGCCCAGCCCACCCGGCCGCCACATCCTGCCGGATCTGCGGGCGCGACAAGGGCACCAACCTCATCATCTGTGGGCCCTGCGCGGGCGCCAGCAGCAAGGAGCAGCAGGCATGAAGGTACTGATCACTGGCGGCAGCGGCTTCATCGCCTCGTGGACCCGCCGAGAGCTCATCGCGCGCGGCCACCAGGTCCTCGTCATGGACCACCAGGACCGCCGCCAGCAGCTCGCCGACGGCGAGGAGTTCTTCCTCGGCGACGTCCGCGACGCCACCGCCGTCACCGAAGCCGCCGCCCACGTCGACGGGATCATCCACCTCGCCGCCGTCCTCGGCACGCAGGAGACCATCAGCAACCCACGCCCGTCCGCCGAGACGAACATCCTCGGCTCGCTCAACGTCTTCGAAGCCGCCACCCAGTACCGGCTCCCCACCATCTACGCCGGGGTCGGCAACCACGCCATGCGGCTCCAGGGAACCGGCTGCTACACGATCACCAAGTCGGCCGCCGAAGACCTCGCCCGCATGTACAACCTGTACCGCGACGGCGGGCGCATCACCATCGTCCGCCCGGTCAACGCCTACGGTCCGGGCCAGTCAATCGCCGCTCCCTACGGCACGAGCAAGGTCCGCAAGATCGCGCCGTCGTTCGTGTGCCGGGCCCTCACCGGCACCGACATTGAGGTGTACGGCGACGGCACCCAGATCAGCGACTGCGTGTACGTCGCCGACGTCGCCCGCGCCTTCGTCGCCGCGCTCGAGCACACCGCCGAACACGGGCCCACCGAGCGGCCCGTCGAGGTCGGCCCGCTCGAATCGTGCACGGTCAACGACATCGCCCGCCTCGTTGCCGAGGAGGCCACCGGCTACACCGGCCTTCAGCCGGTCGGCATCAAGCACCTGCCCATGCGGCCCGGCGAAGTCCCCAACGCGATCGTCTCGTCCGACACCAGCACGCTCCAGCAGATCGGCCTCACCGCCGCCGACTTCGTGCCCCTCGACGAGGGCATCCACCACACCGTCCGCTACTACGCCGAGCACTGGCTCCCCGGCTACCTGGCGGCCTGAAGTGCGCATCCACTTCTGGACGGCCGACGAGGCAGGCTCCGGCCTGTATCGCGGGGTGCTCCCCGCGATGTCCCTCAACTGGCTCGGCCACGACACCAGCGCCAGCCCGTACCTGCCCGGCGACTGGCGGAATCAGAACCTGGACGTGGTCGTCGGCTGCCGTGTCGCCAAGCCGGAGCCGTCCCGAACGTGGCGGGAGATGCGCGACCACGGCATCCGCCTCGTGCTCGACTTGGACGACGACTACTTCCACCTCGACCCGTCCAACACGGCCGCCTACCAGCTTTGGAACGACCCCGCCCTGCGGCAGGGCCTGATCGACAACATGCAGGTGGCGCACACCGTCACCTGCTGCTCCGAGCCGCTCGCGGCCGTGCTGCGCGAGCACCACGACGACGTGCGGGTCGTCGGCAACGGCCTACCCGCCCAGTACCTGGGCGAGGCCCGCGACTACTCCCCTGACGTGCTGTCCGTCGGATGGGCCGGCACGGCGTCGACGGTGCACGAACTGCAGGTGCCGGGCGCGGTGCGGGCGCTGAACCGGATCGCCGGCTACCAGCGCGGCAGCACGTTCGTGCGGCTCGTAGGCATCGACGCAAGCACAGCGATGGGGTGCGGGCTGCGCGGGGACCGCCTGGGCGCGCTCGGCTGGGTGGAGAACTTCGGGCACTACCTCCAGGCGGTGAAGGAGTTCGACGTGTGGGTGGCGCCCTACCGGGACATCCCCTTCAACCGGGCGAAGTTCCCGACGAAGTACCTCGAGGCGTCGATGCTCGGCATCCCGCTGGTCGCCTCCGACATCGAGCCGTACCGGCGGGTGATCCAGCATGGGGAGAACGGGTTCCTCGTCCGCCGGGAGCACGAGTGGGGCCGCATCCTCAAGCAGCTCGCAGACGACCCGGAGCTGCGGCAACGGGTCGGCATGGCGGCGCGGGCCGAAGCCTCGGGGTCGATCCTTCAGGCGGTCAACCGGCAATGGGAGGCGGCGCTCTCTGCGCCCGCCGCAGAGAGGACAGCAGCATGATCGACGGCAAAAGAGTGGTGGCCTGGACGCCCTACGGCCGGCGCCGGACGTACAGCATCCTCGCGAAGTACCTGCAGCGGGACGTTGAACGCGGGCTGATCGACGAAGCCTGGGCCTACATGAACACCGACCCGCAGGGCCAGGAAGACGACATCGCCTACGCCCACGCACTCGACGAGCAGCACGACTGGTTCAAACTCGTCCACCGCCCCGACGGCATTAACCTCGGACGGCTCCCCAAGCAGCGCTACACCGGACTCGCCTACCGGTACATGACCGACCCCGACACCATCTACCTGCGCCTCGACGACGACGTCGTCTACATCCACGAAGACGCGATCAAGAACCTCGTCCGGGCCCGCATCGAGATGCCCTCCCCCGTCGCCGTGTTCCCCGTCATCATCAACAACGCGATCTGCAGCCACTTCCTCCAAGCCTGCGGGAAGATCCCCATGGAGTGGGGGCAGGTGTCCGCCTACTGCATGGACCCCACCGGCTGGGCCAACGGGCCATTCGCCGTGAAGCTGCACGAGCTGCTGCTCGACCACGTCGAGGCCGGCACGGTCGAAGACCTGTACCTCTACCAGGACTTCCCGCTGCAGCCCGGCACCCAGTTCTCCGTAAGCTGCTTCGCCAGCCTGGGCAGCATGTATGCCGACCTCCCACAAGGACCGGGGATTCTCGTGCCTGACGAGGAGGAGTCGTTCCACACGGTGCACCACCCGCTGGCCACTGGGCGCCCCAACGTCTTGAGGGGCGATGCCATTGTGTCCCATTGGTCCTTTTTCCCTCAGCATCCCTTCCTGAATGCGACGGATCTTCTCGACAGATACCGCGTACTCGCGGAGGGTCTCTCCAACCCGGGAGGAGCCGCATGAAAGAGACAGAGTGCTGGCTGCCTGTTGTTGGCGCAGAGGGGCGCTACGAGGTCAGTAACCTGGGGCGGGTTCGAAGCCTCCTGCGAAAGGCACCGCAGGTGCTGAAGCCGTCGACTGGTACGCACGGCTACTTGACCCTCTACATCTACGTAGACGGCAGGCGTCGGATGCGGTCGGTGCACCAGTTGGTCGCCGAGGCTTTCATAGGACCCCGCCCTGATGGCGTGGACGTTCGTCACCTCAACGGCGTAAAGGCCGACTGCCGGGCGGCCAACCTGGCGTTCGGCAGCCGCTCGCAGAACATGCTCGACGCCGTCGGCCACGGCCAGAACGTGAACTCTCAGAAGACGCACTGCGGCGTCTGCGGCACTCCCTACGACGCTGCGAACACCTACCGTCGGCCGGACGGTGGACGCGAGTGCCGCCGCTGCGCACGGAGACGTCGAGCAGAACACGAAGCACGTACCGGGCCCCGGAAGCGGGTCCGCCACAAGAAGGCGGTGGCGTGATGGGCCAGCAGATCAGCGTGGAGGCGGCGCTCGACGCGTTCCGTAAGGAGTACGGCAAGGTCGCCGACGAGAACGTCCTCCTCAAAGCCCACATCAGCGAGCTGGAAGGGGAGCTGTCGCGGCTCCAGACTGCTGCTCAAGCCCCGCTGGCCGGCAAGGCAGGAACCGCGCACGCCGCCGGCGACCGGTCTGGAGCTGACGCCGCCCCCTAGGCGACGCGTTCCATGACGCAGCGGGCGGTCAGGGTGTTCGAGGCGGACGCGGCGGCCCACTGGGCGGTGATGACGAACGCGTTCGATGCGGTGGTGTCGCGGGTGATGGTGCCGTCGCTGGAGCCGAGCTGAATGTCGCCGAGACTGCCGGTCTGGGTCGTGTTGCGCTGCTCGGCCAGCATGGTGAACCACGTGCCGGACGCCCCAGTGGAGACGCACACGAGGTCGACCTCGACGATGGACTCCTTGTTGGTCTGCGCGGTCCCGCTCAGGGTGGTCGGCCCTGCGGCAGCAAGCTGGGTCCCGGCGACGCCGCCGAGCCGGGCCCTCCAGGTGAGCTGCGCGGATGCCAGGAAGCTCACGTTGGCGATGAGGCGCGCACGGTAGGTGGCCCCGACCACGGCGTCGTTCGCGGGGATCGTGAAGGTGCCAACCACCGTTTCGGTAGTGGTGTTCGCGACCGTGGCCGCGGCGGCAGTGAGCGTGTTCTGGTAGGTGGCCGAGCCGATGACGAGGCCGGCGTTGGTGCCGGTGATAGCGAGCCGGCCCGCTGCCGCCCTGGACACGGTGACGTCGCCGCCGAAGCTGATCGTCCGTCCGGCGGCCAGGGCGAGGTTGCTGTTGTAGGTGGCGGAGCTGTTGGGGATCTCGACCCAGGACGCCGAGGCGGGCGATGTGCCGTTGGAGAAGTAGGTGCGGTAGCTGGTGTCGGACTCGGTGATGGGCTTGCCGGGGAACGGCGAGGATGGCCGCGTCGACGAGGTGACTATCTGGAAGCCGACCGCTGCGTCGATCTTGTCCAGGTTTTGGCCGATGTCCTGCGTGTAGGAGACGTCTTCGGAGCCGTCGGAGGCGGACTTGTACATGCCCAGCCGTGTGGTGGGGGTGTCAGGCACGGCTTGTCTCCTTCACGGTGCGGGCGTGCGACTCGGGGTCGACGATGATGTCCGGCTTGGTGGGGGTGGTCTCGCCGCGGAGGGCGCGCCGTGCTGAGTCGACGAGCGCCGCCTTCTGGCGTAGACCGTCGCCCGTGACGCCATGTTGTTGCCGGATGATGTCGAGTGGGTCCTGCTTCCCCTTCGGGGGCGTGATCCGGATGCGGGTCTTGGCGTCGGCGATCCGCAGCCGGTGCGCCTCGCGGGCGTCGGCGATCGTCGGCGCATTGTGGAGGCGGATCGGTTCGGCGACCTTGGCCCCAGCCCGGAGCACCGTCATGCCGGCGAGGGCGGCAGGGTCCTCACGGGCCCGTGTCGGGTCGGTGGGGTCGGCGGCCCACGGCTCGTGGAGGATGATGTCGAGAGCCTCATCGACAGTGTCCAGCCCGTACTCGGCCATGCGCCATTCGATCGTCGACGGCGGGAAGCTGTGGGCGTGGATCGTGCCGTCGGGTTTGCGCATGGACACCATCCAGATGGGGGTGCCTTGTGCGGTGGTCGTGGCTTCGGCGCTCTCCACTTGGTAAATGTCCATGAGGTTCCCTTAGATCCTGAAGGCCCAGAAGTAGACGGACCAGGCGCCGCTGGCGGCGGGGCTGATGGTCACGGTGAAGCCTGTCGTCGTGCTGTCCGTGATTGCGTTCGAGTGGACGACGTCGTCGCGGATCGACACGATCGGCAGTAGCTGAGTGAGCATGGTCGGGCCGAAGCTGGCGGCCCAGCTGGAGGCGCCGCTCGTCGGCGACACCGAGCCGGTGAAGAGGCCTTCGTTGGAGTCGGCGGCGACGAAGTCCCGGTAGCGGCCGATGTGGCGGGTGAGACCACTCTCGAATTGCCAGTAGTTCGCGGTGGAGGCGGTGCCGTTGTCCCACCCGATCTTCGCTTGGCTGGCGCTTGCCGAGTACACGCCTCCATCGGTGCCGCCGGAGTTGTATCCGGCGAAGAAGCTGGCGGTCGTGTAGCGGCTGTATCCGCCGCGGCGTGCTTGGGTGTCGGCGCGGATGACGGCGATCTCGCTTGTGCCGCTGTTGAGGTAGGCGCGGGCGTAGACGTTGACGCCGCTGTCGTCGAAGACGCCGGAGTTGACGCCGATGTTGGAGTCGGTGCCGGTGGAGGACGTGTTGATGTAGGCGTAGTTGCTGCCGCTGTTGGCGTAGAACCGCAGCTCCGGCAGTAGCGTCGATGTTGGCATGATCTCCAGGCGGCGGCCGGAGGTGCCGGAGATGAGCTGGCCGAGGATGGAGACCGACCCGTCTGCCGCGGCGATAGCGACCGTCTGCTGACCGGCTGCATTCCAGCATCCGATGCCGCCGGAGTTGAGTTCGACGCGGGCTCCGGTGTCGGCGGTTTTGATACGAGCACCGACGATCCAGTCTGCGCCGATCGTGCCAGCGGTGACCTTGCTGACGGTGAGGTCGGAGATGTGGGCGTCGTCGATGAGGAGCGCCGTCGCGCTTGCCGCGTCGGAGGGTCCGGACTTGTTGCCGGTCTTGTCGACTGCCACGACCCGCACGTAGCGGGTGGACGTCTCCTCTACCTGCACTGTGGCCACGGCCGGGATCTGCGCCTGGATCATCCCGGCGGTGGCGTTGACCTTGCCCTTGAGCGTGTCGCTGCCAGGGGTGAAGTTCGGCTCGTAGGAGACGTGGATCTCCAGATGTTGGAGGTCCGACTCCAGGTTGTAGGTGCCGCCCGAGCTCTTGCCGAGCGTGTGCGTGATCTGCAGGGCGATCCGGGATCCGGCCACGGACGGGGCGGCCGGCGTGCTGGGCGGGAGGTTGTCCTCGCTGGCGACGAACGTTGCCGTGTTGGACCAGGCGCCACGGTTGCCGGCCTTGTCGACGGCCCTGATCTGCACGTCGTAGCCGACCCCAGGCGAGAGGTCGTTCAGCTGTGCCGTGGACTCACCCCAGGCGACGAACATCGTCTGCCACTGGCCGGTGGGGGCGACGAAGGGCTGCCCCCAGGTTTCCATGTCGCCCCAACTGATTTGGGAGACCTGAGTCCAGGTGGCGGGGTAGATGAGGTCGGCGTCGACGGCGTACCGGATCTCGTAGTGGTCGCCGTCCAACACGGTGCTGCCGTCGACGTTGTTGGGGGCGTTCCAGGCGAGGATGGTGCGGGCCCGGGTGTAGCCGCGCGAGTCGAGGTAGGCGCTGCCGGTGAATGGGGTGACGAATGTGGGTACGCCGGGGACGGACGTGTCTTGGCTGGGGCGGGTGCCGATGGGCTGGGCGCCGGATCCTTCGAGGGCGCGGGCGAATCCGCCGACGGTGACGTAGACGGTGTGGCTGTTGTCCCATTCGACGTGGTCGGTGAGGTCGTACCAGGTGCCGTTAGCGTCCCGGTAGGCGACGGTGTACCCCTCGGTCACGGGCCATTTGGCTTCGGTGACCTGCAGCTTGATCGGGTTGAGGCGCTCGCCACGGAAGGTGATCTCGTTGTCGGGGTCGACGAGTCCGGCGTTGGGGTCCCACACCCACACGTAGTCGCCCGGCTGGAAGCTGCCCTCGATGTAGTAGTTGTCGGTTTCGACGACGAGTTCATCTTGGCTGGTCGTGTACTGGGACAGGAGGAGCTCGGCCCGGGTGTCGGCGAGGGTGACCCCCGTGTCGGACTCGGACGCCAGCCGCGTCAGTTTCAGTGCGCCGCCGTGGATGTTCTTGTAGGGGTTCAGGCCGGGTGAGATGTCGGCGGTGCCGGTGGCGATCGACTCGCCCTCCCCCTCGGCGAGCAGCACCACGCGGGTGGTGTAGTCCTCCATGTCGCGGCTGACACCGAACGCGCCGGGCACGGACTCCAGGCCGCTGGTGTCCTTACCTGCGGTTTTGCGGGAGATCACGCAGCGGGGGTCGGTGACGTACAGGTCGCTCTCGAAGCCGGCGTCCACCGTGCCGTCACCGTTGACTCTCCGGCCGACCTTCTGTCCCGTGGAGGCGGTGAACGTGTCGCACACGTATTGGGTGGCCTTACGGGGTGTCTCGTACTGGTGGCGGCCCGAGTACGTGCCGGGGACGTTATGGAGGGTGCCTTCGGTGACGGCGCCGGAGGCGGGCAGCAGGGCGCGAATGGCGTTGGCGAAGGTGGCGTTGTTGATCGTGACGGGTGTTTCGTAGACGTCGCCCTTGTCCTCGTCGTCGCCAAGCCAGAAGTTCATGCCCGGGCCGCCGAGCTCGTAGCCCTGCTCGATGATTTTGGTGCGCCGGTCGTCGCCCGAGTTGTCGCGCTTACGGACGACACCGACGTAGCGAGCCGCATCGAGGAGGTTGTCGCCGTACTGGACGGGGCTGAGACGGCCGGGGATGAACGCGACGTGCCCGAAGAAGTCGATCGCATCCCACACGTCGGGTGGGGTCGTGGACTTGAGGGTGATGTCCCAGGAGCCGAGGGCGCCGAGTACTTGGTTGACGGTCATGGGTCACCGCCTCACGCAGTAGATCGTCTCGGGCAGGGCGCCGATGTACTGGTTTCGCAGGTCGGTGGCTGCGTCACCGGACGGGGTGGCGGCACGGAGGCGGATGTCGTCGCCGTACAGCAGCACCCCAGCGCCGGGCGTGCCGTTCATCGTGAACAGGACCGCGGCGAAGGCGGCCGAGGCTGGGGCCGTGAAGTTCGCGTCGTAGGGCACCCACGTGCCTGAGGCCGGCGTGCTCGAGTTCGATGACGTGGACAGGTAGGCGCCACCCGAGTCGTACCAGTTGATGTTCACCGCTGCGCCCGCGGCGAGGGTGGTGGGCGCGTAGAGCCAGCCGGATGCCCGGTAGCTCTGGCCGGTGGTGACGGGGATGTTCGGTGTTGATTGGGCGCGTGGCGCCGACCCTGCGGTGGCGGTGAGCAGCCCGGACCAGCCGCCGTATTTGGCCTGCGCGCTGGAGCGGGTGAGGGTGGCGTTTGTGGCGGTCCAGCCGGATGTGTCGGTGGCGAACGTCGGGTTCGAGTTGAGGGTGGGCTGGGAGGCGACGGCCCCAATCCAGAAGTCCAGGCTGGTCGTGGCGGCCTTCTGGATGCCGCCGTTGGTGTGCGCGGTGAACGTTCGGGCTGAGCCGATGGCGAAGCGGCTTCCGTCGGCGTCGTCGTCGGTGGCGGTGATGTAGCCGGACGCGGCGAACGACGTGTTCGTCTCCGCGGCCGACCGGTAGACGGCGAGGGTGTTCGAGGTGGTGGTCTGCAGGTAGCCCTCGACGGTGCGGGAGCCGCGTCGCAGCGTGAGGTCGAGGGTGGTCCGCCCGGGGTTCAATCCCTTGGTGAGTCGCACGATGACGTGCTCGGGGTCGTTGCGGAGCAGCGTGGCCCCGTCCCACGACGTGATCGACGAGGCGCTGCCAGAAGCGCTGACGTTCCACAGCTTGGAACGCCACGCCCCGTCGGTGTAGGCCTGCACGTCGAGCGTGCCGGACGCCCCAGGGGTGACGTTGACGAGGCCGTTCGTCAGCGCCCAGCCTGTGGCCGCCAGGGACTGGTCGACGCCGCACAGTTCCGTGCCGCTCGAGGTGAGCCGCACCCGTCCGTTCAGGTAGGAGGCGGGCGCGCATCCCCAGCGGGGGGACGCCCCGGCGGGGATGCCGCGGTACACGGTGATGGCGCCGTCGGCGCCGGTGCGGGTCATGACGGTCGCGTTGGTGGTGCCGGTCTGGTAGCCGTAGTGGCCGATCGGCGGGGCGTGCCATCTCTCCCCCGTCAGGGAGAAGTCGTTCACCCTCGCGACCCCGGTGAGGCGAGACTGGAGGTCGACCTCCGTGTCGGAGCCGAGCCTCGTCAGGCCCAGCTTCCAGTCCGAGGTGACGACATCGGTGCGCCACTCCGTGTAGTCCGCCGACACGGAATCGACGTTGACGTAAGCGTTCCGCTCCGGCTTGTCGGTGAACGTCAGCGGCATCACCGTGCCGGACTCCAAGGCGGTGATGTTGTCGTGCCGCCACACCAGCTCGCTGCGCGTCAGCGGCGGAGAGGACTCCTGCCCTTCCAGATCAAGCGTGCGCTGTGTGCTGACCGACTCGCTTTCCTTGAACGTTTCCCGCAGCAGCAGGCGGCCGATCTTCAGGTCTCCCCAGTCACCCTGTGGCATCAGCGCCGCCTGCCCTTCTGGTAGTCGAGGAGCGCGTCGTTGATGTCCTTCGCCATGGCCACGGCGAAGGCCTTCCGCTCGGCCGGTGCCGGAAGCGTCATCGTGTTGAACGTCGCCGTCAGGTTCACGGAGGGCGCTGCACTGGCCGCCGTAGCGGCAGGCACCGCGGCTCGGAGCATGGCCGGCTTGGTGCGCAGCCCGGCAGTGCTGCCGGTGAGGAGTGTGTTGCCCTGGGCCATGCGCTTGACCCAGCCGGTCTCGACACCCTGGAAGGCGAAGTCGCCGATCGGCTCCATCACCTTGGCCGGCGATTTGATGCCGAGGGCCTTCTTGATGGACTTTTCCATCGCTTTGGCGATGGTCATCATGGCCGCTTCGATCTGCGACTGCTGGGCGGTCAGCCCCTTCACCAGGCCCTCGGCGGCCTTGATGCCCGCCCCGTACATGGCGTCCGCGGTGACCGTGCCCGCCTTGTTCGCGGACGCTTCGAGCTGCTTCTGGAGGGCGTTGATCTCGGCGATCTGCTCAGGGGTGGCGTTCAGCAGCGACTGGGCGGTGGCCATGCCGCCGCCGGTAACGCCCGCCTGGGCGATGTTGCTGATCGCGGTGGCGTTCAGGCCCTTCGCCTTGAGCTGCTCCAGCTGCTTGGCGAACTCGGTGGTGCGCCCGGTGTCGGACCGCAGCTGATTGATGAGGGTTTCGGCCGACGTCCCGTACTTGCCGAGCTTGGTGATGTTGCCGAAACCAATGAGCGACGAGGCCACGCTGGTCTTGAGGTTGTCGAACTTGCCCCGCAAATCTTCGAGGCTGCCCTTGGCCTTCTCCAGCGAGGCGGTGACCTTGTCGTACTGGTCGTTCAGCGCGAACAGCTTCTTCGCCGACGACGTGATCTGCTTCTGCAGAGCAGCGTTGGTGCCCTTCGAGAAGCCGGCCTTCGACACCTGCGTCTGCAGCTGGTTGAGGAAGTCGACCAGCGCCCCCTCGGAGCGCTCCTTGCCGAGCTTGCTGCTGATCTCCGCGTTCTGCACCCCGGCAATCACCGACATGTCGGTCAGGGTGGAGTTGCCGGTCAGGAAGCCCCGGGCTTCCTTCCGCCGGGCCTGTTCGGCCTTCTGCTTCTCGGTGAGCTTGCCGCCCTTCGCGTACCCGGGCAGCTTCAGCCGGCCTGCGTTCAACGCGTCCAGCAAAGGCACGCCGTATTTGGCGACCGCGGCGGCACGCACCACGTACTCCGTGTTGGAGACCCTGGCTGCGGCCCCGGATCCCATGAGGGCGAGGACGCTGTCCGACATGCTGCTGCCGGGCCCGTTGACGTAGCCGCCGAAGGGGAAGTATTGGACGTCGCCGCCTCCGGCGTAGCCCGGCACTCGACCGCCCCGGGCGAGCCCAGCATTGGGGCCGCGCCCGCCCTTGCCCGTGTTGATGACCCGGTTCTCGGTGATGTTGATGTAGTGCTTGGTCGTGGTGACGTAGGTCTTAGCGGTCTTCCCGTCCAGAGCATTCAGCGCAGCCCGGACAGCCCCGATGGCTCCGATGGCCTGACCGTTCTTCGTGAACACCTCGGTACGCCCATCCTCGAGCGTCCGCGTCTTGTACCCGACCGCTTCGAGGGCCTTGATGGCGGCGGCATTCAGCGTGGACACCGTGACGCTCTTCGCGCCCGGTGTCTTGCGGATCTCGGCCTGCACCGCCTGCAGCCCGGTGATGGCCTCCTGGCGCTCCAGCTTCACCACGGTCTTGATCTCGCCGGGGGCGCCGAGGAGGGTGTTGACGTACTCGCGGGCCTTGTCCTTGCTGCCGAGCGTAGCCGTGGCGAGCTGCATCATCTTGGCGCGCAGCTGATCCGACTTGCTCGTCATCGAGCCCAGAGATTCGCCGGCCGCCAAGCCCGCGGCGATCATCTCGTCGTGCGCCTTGGCCGCCGTCGACATGGCCTGGCCGTTCTTGCGGCCCGCCTCGGTGCTGATGTCGAGGCTGTTGCCGTTCTCCTTGAAGGCGGCGCTCAGGTCATCGATGGACTGCTCGAACGCGATCTGCGAGTCGTAGGCCGACCGGTTCACGTCGTTCAACGCAAGGATGCTCGCCCTCAGGCCGTCCGCGCTGGCCTTCTGCGCGTCTAGCTGACGCTTGGTGGCCATAGCCTGCTGACCGAACAGACCCATGCCCTGAGCGGCTAGCTGCTGCTCCGCCTTCAGCGAGGCCACCGACGCGCGATACTCCGGGAAGAGGGCGTTGATCTCCTTCGTGGAGTAGCCCGCTTCACGCAGAGCATCGCGCATCATGTTGAAGTCCTGCGCGGCCTGCGTGGCGTAACCGGCCGACACCATGCCTGACATGGCCTGGTCGAGACTGTTGAAGTCGTCCTTCAGGGCACCGAGGGACTCGGAGCCCTTCGCCATGTCGTTGATCTTGCCGGAGATCCAGTCGGCGACATCGTCCAGCACCGGGACGCGGAACCCGAACGCAGTCTGCTTGGCCTTGTCCGCCTCGACGTGGAGCTTCTTGACCTTCTCCACCAGGCCGTCGAGGTCACCGAACGTCTTCTGCAGCTCTCCGGAGAACTTGCCGGTGGTGGCAAGGTTCTTGAGGCTCGTTGCCAGCCGGTCCACATCCGGCGGTGCGCCGCGCGCCTTGTCCGCCAGCTTGTCGATCGCGATCGCACCGATCGCCAGGACCCCCAGGCCAATGCCCGCCTTCTGCACCGCCGTCATACTCGCGGCCGTCGCCCGCAGGGTCGGACCGACACCAGCCGCCCGCATCACCGCAAAGTAAGCGGCGAGACGGGCTACAGCCCCAGAAGCGGCCACCGTGTTGAGGGCCGCCACGCCGACCGAGACCAGTTTCAGCGCCGTATACATCTGCAGCATCGTCGACAGGGCGCCCGGCGGGATCGCATTCGCCATCTCGGCCAGGGCGTTGGCCACGGTGAGCATGGTGATCCCCAGCTCACCGCCCGCAGAGGTGAGATTCAGGGCCAGCTGTACGAGGTTGCTGAGCAGGTCCCCGACGATGGGCCCGGCCTCCCGGGCGGTGGCGACGAACTCGTCGAAGCCACCGCCAGCGGCGAATCCCGCCACGGCCCGCGAGAGGTCCAGCACGCCGTCAAGGACGAAGCGGAGCGAGCCGCGGGAGAACTCGGTGAAGTCGGCCATCATGCGGTCGAAGCCGGGCGAGGCTACCTCGCCGGCCACGAGCGTGAGGAAGCGGTCCAGCTCGGCCGATGTGCCCTTCACCAGGCCTGTCGTCTTCGGCAGCATCGCCTGGAACAACTGGAAGGAATGAGTGAACACCGGCATGGTGTCGGCGGCCAGGGAGTCCGACCATTCTTTGTACTCGTCCGTCAGGGCGGACCAGGCTGCCGCAGCTTCGCGTGTGGCCTTCGGCATGCTGGCGATTGCCCGCTGATACTCCAGCTGGGCTTTGGCCGCTTCCTTCGAACCCCGGCCGCTCTGTGCGACAGCGTCCTGATACTTACCCTGGGCTTCGGATGCCTTCTTGATGTCGGCGACTTGCTTGCCCGCGGCGAGTCCGAACGCGGCGACGCCTGCGCCGGCCGAAGCCAGACCGGCCGCAGCGACTCCGGCCACCGGTCCGACAGCGCCGAGTGCGCCGACGAGTCCGCTGATGGCTGAGAGTGCCTTGTCGGTTTTGGCTTCGACCTCGACGTGCCCGGAGGCGATCAGGAAGGACACTGCTGGTCACACCTCCACGCGTTCGATGAGGCCGGGGACGACGAGGTTGAGCGCTTCGGGGGTGACGTCGTCTGGCTGGTCGGGTGCGGCTGCCTGTGCGGGTTGGTTGAGGCTGGCGACAACGGCGGTCATGGCCCCGTCGTAGGCGGGCAGTCGGGCGGCGAGGGACAGGAAGCGCTTGGCGTCGAGCCGGGGTGCGTCCTCAAGGTCGATGCCGTAGATGGCGAGGAAATCCGCGTCAACATCGCCGCGGTACTCGCCGATCCAGGCGACATCAACTAGCTGGCCGGTGAAGCGTCCGAGGCTTTTCCCGCCCCGTCCTCGCCGCGGCCTGCCCGCCTGTCCTGGTCGAAGAACAGATCGCTGATCAGCTTGATGGCTTGGTCGAACTGTTCCTGGGTGATGTCCTCGGCCTCGTAGTGGGCGAGGAGTCGCTGGTACTGGTCGGTTCCCAGCACCAGTTCCGCCACATACATGGAGCCGAACAGCGGGCCGTCACGGCGCATCTTGTCGATGCCGAGGTACACGATCCGCGGTGAGATCAGCTTGGGGACTGTGAAGGGCTCGTCGTCGATGTAGAACAGCGGCTCGCGCGCCTCGCCGACGGCCGGGTTCGCGGAGGTGGTGATGCGCAGCGCGCCGTCGTCTTCGGCGGGCACCGGAGCGGTGCGGGTTTTAGGCGCTCGGGTGGTCACGGTCGGCTCCTAGCTGGTGGCGTCGATGAGCTTGAACGGGGCGATGGAGGCGGAGACGTAGAAGCCCTGCCACTTGACCGAGTACAAGGTTTGCGAGTCCTTCTTGTAGGTGGACTCGACCTTGTCGTTGGACAGGCACTTGCGGATGATGAAGCGGCGCCGCACCTGGTTGGGGGCGTAGCCGTCGAGGATGACGGCCCGGTAGGTGGGCTGCGTGGCACTGGAGGCGTAGATCGGCTCGAAGCTCTTGTAGCCCGCCCCGGACGCGGCGGTGCCGTCGTTGAGGAGGTACTTGAGGTTCTCCAGCGTTGGCTCGGCGAGGTTCGTCTCGATGGTGAACATGCGCTTCGTCAGGCGGGCGCCGGGCTCGTCGACGATCTGGTCCACTTCGAGCGGCGTGTACGTCTGGTCGATCGACAGCTTGACGCCGTCCTGCGTGCCGCCGAGATCCGTCCACGATGAGGCGGCGGGGGTCACGTTGACGGCTGTGTCCAGCGGTTCGGTGGCACCGAACGAGGCGATGTACAGGTCCGCCGGACCCATGATCAGGTTGGTGGTGGTGACCGCCATGGCCTACTCCTTGCTGCTCTTCGCGAAGGCGGGGGACTTGGCCGGTGCGGCGGCAGGAGTTGCGGCAGGCTCGGGCTTGTCACCCTCGGCTTCCTCTACGAGGAGGCCCTGCCGCTTCAGGTCGACGTACTCGGTGTCGGACACTTCGAGGTCCACGTCGGGCTGCATGGTGGTTCGGACGGTCGGCACGGGCGCTCCTAGAGGGTGATCCAGTGCAGGGCGAGATCTGCCTGATAGCGGGCGTAGGAGGAGTCGTCGCCCGGCATGCGCCGCGGCTCGGACGTGAAGTGAGCGGTGAGGACGCGGGCCTGCGGATATCCGGGGCGCAGCGTGAGGGCCCGCTGAAGTCCCGCCTCGTCGTAGGTGGCAGCCACGACGAGCTCCATGAGGGAGGCGGCTTTGCCCCATGGGGGCTTGCCGGAGCTCTGGTTGACGGCGTAGCAGTCGACTTGGACGACTGGCTCGCGCAACGCGTAATACAGCTGCGGCGTGCCACCGACCGCGCCCACGACGTGCACGAAGCCGTTCGTCTCCCACGTTGAGGCGTCGGACGGCAGAGTGGTGGCGACCTGGCCCGGCTCGATGCCTTCCGCAGAGGCTAGCCAGGCGACTGCGACGAGCTCCGTGTTCGCCTTGGGAGTGACCGCCATCAGAGGCTCCCCCGCCGCTTGTACAACGCGGGCCGGATGAACGGCTGCGCTGGGGTGCCGGGGTGCCAAACGCGGTTGACGGGGTGCCGGGCGCCGGGCCAGTGCAGCGCCTTGGCGTTCACGGGCCGGATCTCGTGCGGTCCGGAGCCGAACTCGACCGTGCTCCAGTAGGGGACGTTGCGGACCCCGACGCGGAGCTGGCCGCGGTTCACCTCGTGGTAGAGGGATCCGCGCAGTCGGCCGGTGCGCACCGGGGCCATGCGTTCCATGTCGTTCTGGATTTCGCGGCCGAGCTTGTGGAGGTAGCGGGTGACGGCGTTGCGGACCCAGCCCTGCCAACCGTGGTTGACCTTGACTTCGAAGTTCGCGCTGAGCATCGCCCTCACCTCCTCTACGGCTGGCGGGTGTCGCTGCCCTGCTGGCTGGCCGTTTACGGGCCGTGGGTGCCTGCGGGGCGGTCGCTATGTCGGAGCTATGCGGCTCGTCCTGTGCGTTTCAGGTCCGCGCGCAGAGGCTGCGCGAGGGCTGGGTTGGCGTTGCGGGTGACGGCGACGACGATGTAGATCTCGCTGGTCTGCTCGTCCTTGATTCGCCGGGTTTCGTCGACCGCCGTGTCGGGCGGCAGGCGGCAGATGTGGGTACGGATGATGCGCGGTGTGCCGGTGGCAGGCTCCATCGCGGTGCGCGTCGACTCGATCAGCGACGCCGGCACCCCAGAGGCCAGCACCGTCGTGCCGTCCGTCTCGTCACCGAACTCGTCGACACCGCTGCCCCCGAGGACGCTGACAGTGGTGGTGGCCAGGTTCATGCGCCACCCCCCACCGGCGTCCAGGGGAACTGCTCGTCGCTGGCGTCGGACAGCGGGTCGGCGTAGCCGCCCGGCCCGTCGACGAACGGCGACCGCACATGGATGGTGCGGGACCGCATCCAAGAGCAGCGCTGCAGCGCCTGCTTCGCCTCCGGGCCCAGCAGCATCGCCTTGTCGGTGAGGCTGGCGACGACACCGTCCTGCTGTACCTGGTTGGCGTCCAGGCGGGTGTGCAGGTCGTACTGGCCCTTCAGCCACGCCGCCTGGTAGGCGACGGCCTTCCGCAGCCAGTACAGGTCGCGGGTGCGGATCCGTGCCGTGTCGTCGAAGATCCGGTTGGAGAGCATCTCGATCGACGACTGGGCCTGCAGCAGCTGGCCATCGGTCACCGTGGTTCCGGTGATGTCGATGACCTGCTGCGGGGTGGCCCAGGCGTCGACCATGTCAGCCCTCGGCCTTGCTGCTGCTGGTGTCGCCGCCGTCGGCTTCGATGACGTCGCGCGGGGTCGTGGTGTCCTCCGGCTGGTCATCGACCGAGGACGGAACCGTCTCCACCGAGTAGGTGAGGACGAGCGAGACGCCGTCGGCGTGCTCCTCCTGGCCGTCGAAGCTCACGTCGCCGCGCGGGTGGAGGCCGCGCTGGATCGCCTCGTTAACCACGGCGGCACGGTTCGCCTCGTGCTGGTAGTCCTCGCCCGTCCACCGCGCGGCCGGAACGACGAACTCCTTGACGTGCCGGGTGCCCTCTGCGCCGTCGGCGGATCGCTCGTCGACCTCGACCTCGGGTGCGCCGGCCTTCGCGGGGAACTGTCGCTGCCGAAGCTGCTCGCGGTCCTCGCCCTTCGGTGCCTGCGCCTCGGTGCTGGTCTTGCTGCTGCTGGTCTTCCTGGTTGCCACGGCTCACCTCCCTTCTGTGGGCCGTACCGCCCGGAGCCGGCGGGCGGTACGGCGTTTGGGGGTGATCAGCCGACGAGGATGGATGCGCCGTTGGGGTGGCCGTAGGCCCAGCCGCGGCGGGCGCGCATCTTGAGGATCGACTCGTCGGTGAGGGCGGACAGTCCGTCGCGGCCGTCGATGAACACCGACTCGGGGCCGGAGCGGACGCCGAGGAGCATCAGCTCGGGGTTGACGAACGCCATGAGGGGCCGGCCGGTCGGGTTGGGCGTGGCGGTGGCGGAGATCCGCGCGCCGAGGCTCCAGCGGACCGGGACACCGAAGATGGTGTCGGGGGTTCCGGCGCCGTTCTCGTTGAAGATCGGCCGACTCTGGCCGTCGACGACTCCGCGGAGGCTCTTACGGAACGCGGGGTGGGCGATGGCCACCATGCTGCCCGGGTCGAAGTAGTCGCCGGCTTCGACGTTGCCGATCGCGGTGGAGAACTCCGCGTAGGTCGGCAGCCCTGCGGACGCGGCGGTGGTGATGTTGGTGCCGCCGGTGTAGCTGAGGGTGGCGTCGGTGGTGTTGAGCAGCTGGTACAGCGACGTGAACGGGACGGTGGTGCCGTTGGCTGCGGCCGACACCGCGAGGCTCGCGTTGTCGATCATCTTGGCGTAGGACTTGCCCCAGCCGACCATCTTCGCGTCGATGACGTTCGCCACCGAGTCGTTGATGTCCTCCTCGGCGATGCGCGCGGCCTTACCGAACTTGACCGCGGTCAGCAGCACCTCGTCGTTGAGGCTGGTGTCCTCGCCGTAGGCGCCGCCCTTGGCGACCACGTCCACACCCATGCCGGCGGTGCGCGGCACGTGCTTGGTGTCGGAGCCCATGGGGATGCGGGCGGCGAGCGCCTCAACGGCGGAGATCTGGTTGATGGACTGGATGACCCGGGACGACTCGTACTCTTCCGGGATCCACGCCTCGAGCGTGTTGCGCGCCATGCTGGCCCTCCTGCGGGCGGCGTGATGGGGGTAAGCGGTTGAGGCTCGGGCCCCATCACGGGCGCCTTCGCAAGCAAGGGCGGCGGCTCGCTCCGATCACCGGAGCAATTCACCTGGTGCTGAATATACCTCTTGTGGTCAAGCCCTGCCCAGAAGTCGCGCCGCGTGCAACTCGGCCGTCGACTTGGGCTTCTCCGGCGCCGGCTGGCGGGGCGCCCCCGTCGGCCGCACCTTCGTCTTCCGCACCTGCGCGTCGAAAAGCTCCGGGTAATCGGCTCGCAGGCTCTCGACCTGCTCATCCAACCCCAGCACTTCGCCGTCGTCCTCAATGCTCAGGTCGCTCACGTCGATCAGCTTGAGCAGCCGTGTCAGCCGGGCCTCGGACTTCTCCTTGTCACCCTCGACGGCGGCCGTCGCCCCGGCCTGGATAAGCGCGGCGCGGGCGGCCTTCTTCACCACGATCGGCTTGTAGCGCGCCTCGGCCTTCTCCGCTGCCTCGCGGATAGCCTTCTCCGTTTCGGTCTCCTGGTCGCGGTGCTTGTCGCGCAGCTCGTTGAGTTGCCGCTGCACGTCGAGCTTCTCCTGCTTCCGCTTGGCGAGAGTGCGGCGAACCCGCTCCCACTCCTCTCGCGATGGGGGCACGTACTCCTCGTCCGACTCCGGGTCTTCCTTCTTCCCTGCGGGAGGCTTGGGCTTCGGCTTGTCGTCCTCCTCCGGCTCGGGCTCGTCGGTGGCCTCCGGCTCCTCGTCGGGCACCTCAGTGTCCGGCTCGTCGTCGGTCTCGGCGCCGCCGGCTATGACGTGGATGGGCCTGCCGTCGGCGCGGTATCCGAGGATCGTGCCGGGCGGCAAGCTGATCGCGGCGGTGGCCTCGGTCGAGTCAAGCTCAAGGTCGTTCATGGTGCTCCCATCACGGGGTTGCGGGTTGCCCATCACGGGCCGGTCGGTACGGTGCGGTCCTGGAAACGGCCGGCGGCCACGGCGAGACGGGCGCGTTCCTCCACACTCTTCGGCAGGTCGGCGCCGACACGCAGGAGCTCACGGGCGGCCCGTATGCGGGCCGCTCCCGATTCGGTGGGCAGGGACCAGCCGCGGGCGATCGAGCGGCGCGCCTCACGGCGCAGCGCCTCCGGCATCGAGATGACGCCCTGCTGCGCCCACGACTCGTCCCACGCCGTCACACGGCACCGGCAATTCGGATGCAGCGGCGGCGCATCGAGGGCTTCGCCGCGGCCACGCTGGTTGGGATCCCACGACAGGCCGGCCGGGAACGTGGCGTCGGCGGCGACGACGAGTCCGGCGTAGGCGGCGCAGTTGACGCAGGCGTCCCGCTCGGCGATCCACACCTTTCGGGCGCCGGTGTAGTCGATGGCGGCCTGGGTGGCTTCGTTGACGGCCTCGCCGACGACGGTGGTGATGTGGGTGCGAACAGTGGTGGTGGCGCTGCGTGCGACACCGATACCGGCCTGGGCGTCGCTCCAGCGGCGGACGCGGTTCGGCCGGAGCATGGCGAGGGCCCGGTCGCGGCGGTCGGCCACCGCGTCGCTGAGGGCGGATACGCGTTCACGCAGGCGACGAGAGGGGCGCGTCGACACGGGCCGCCGGTTCCGTCCTGTGGCTTCGTCGAGGAACGCGGCGTGCTGGCTGGCGCCGAGCCGAACGGCTTCGTGGAGCGCGTCGCTGAGGGCCTGCTCGGCGCGGGGTGCGAGCGGGTGGAGGAGGCGGCGGATCGCCGCCCGGATCGCGCCGAGGATACGTCGGAGCGCGCTAGGGCTGGAGGCCTCCGCCTGGACGTCACCGAATGCGGCGACCCAGGCGGTGATCGACCGCTGGGCCAGCACGTCGAAGCGGGCGTCGAGGCGACCCAGGGCCCGTGCGGCGATGCGGTCCTCGAGGGCGCGCACTTCGTCGGTCTGCTCGCCTTGGATGAGGCGGGCGAGTTCCTCTCCGCGATCGGGGCGGGGGGCCATCATGCTGTGGCCTGCGCTTCGGCGAGGAGCTCCATGTCGGACAGGGCCCCGTTGAGGAGCTGCTGCGCCTGCTCGCTGGTGACCACACCCAGGGCGGTGGCGGCGCCAAGCTTTTGAGCGGAGTCGGCGAGGCTGGCGAGGATGGCGGTGCGACGCTGCAGCTCCGCGTCGTCCACGCCAGCAAGCCATTTGTCGACCTGCTCGGCTCGGTATCCGGCCTCCATGAGGGCTTGCCTGCGCGGCACCCCGGCGTCGATCTTCGCCTTGACGGTCTGCCAGCCCTGCGTGTCCGTCACGCTCTTGGCGGGCACCCAGTCCACGTTGACAACCGGATCGACCACGCCGAAGCGGCGCAGTGCGAACACGAACGCCTCGTGCAGGGTCGCCCCGTAGGAGGTCTGCCGGTTCTCGACTTTGCTGATGAACGGGCCGTCTTCCTCGCGGTACGACTCGCCTGAGCGCTGGTTGGACTGCGGGTCGAACATGCGCAGCGGCGTGTCCGTGATCTGCGCCATCGCCCGCACGTTGAACTGGATCGGGTCGAGGAACACGTCCGGCTTGGCCGCATCGAACTGGCCCACGCCCTTGAATCCGCGTAGCAGCCACAGTTCGCCTGGCCCGGCCTTGAGGCTGCTGTCGTCGCCGGAGTCGGTGGGGCCAGCGCCCGCATCGTTGGCGGGGAAGTCGTCGAAATCCCCGGGCTCGAGGTCGGAGGTGTCGGTGGTGGCGTTCTCGGTGAGCGCGTACCGCTGGGGCGCACCCTGGTAGTCGACGGTGCCCATGTGGGTGGCTTGCAGTTTGGTGATGGCGTTCTGCGGGCCGTAGGCGCCGTAGTGCTCGGGCACTCCGTAGGGGCGGTCGGTGCGGAAGTGGAAGACCGGCTGTTCGTTCCAGTCGTGTTCTTGCAGCCACGACTCGGGGTCGTCGTCTTCGGCGGGCCAGTGCACCCAGTCGCCGGGCTTGGTGCCGTCGGAGTCCTTTGCGGTGGTCCAGCGTTCGATGCGGTCGTCGTAGTAGAGCTCGGCGCGGTGTCGGCCGCCCTCACACCATTTTTTGATCGTGTACGCCTTGCGACGCGGGTTGTCCTCGCTGTAGATCACGCGCACGGTCTGCGGCGAGTTGTAGAACATGTCGACGCGCACGACGGTGCCGCCGTCGTCTTCGACGGGCAGCACGAACAGGTAGGCGTCGCCGTACTCGCCGGCCCGGCGCATGAGGTCTGGCATCTCAAGGTTGAGCTGGTTGTCTTGCCAGATCTGCGAGATGAGCGTGTTGATGGCGTCGTCGGGGCTGGTGACCGATGCGATCTTGAGCCGGTTGGTGACGGCGTTGACGGGGGTTTTGGCGAAGTTGAGGTCGAAGTCGATGTCGTTCACAGCGAGGGCGCGCCGGATGCGGGTCGAGCTGAAGACCTCGGGGACCTTGCCGTCGTAGTAGGCCTCGGCCTGGTCGTAGCGCGGGCGGGCGGCCTTTAGCTCTTCGATGCCGTACATGAGGTCGTCGAGCGACTCGTCATCCAATGCGGCCCTCCCTCGTCAAGGCAAGCATACGCAGTCACCTTCGAATCAAAGGTAGCTTGCCTTTGTGGCCTTTGATACTTCCCTTGGCTTGTTGGGGATGAAGCGCCGCACCGCCGACCCCACCGCATCCACCAAGTCGTCATGCGGCGCCTTCGGGAACGCGCACATCTGCTGCTCCACCTCAACCAGCCGCCGAGCATGGATCACCCGGCCACGCTGGTAGTGATGCAGAACCCCCTCGGCGCGGACGAACTTGTTCTCCGTCTGCGACACCGGCTTCACCTTCACCGGCATGTCGTGCAGGATCGCCTGCCACGTGTCCTGCCCCTGGTTCACCTCGATCAGGATCAGACCGATCTCCGGGAACTCATCGAGCATCGCCAACACCCGCTCCCGCAGCAGCGGGCCAGGCTGGACCTTGAGGGCGACGGCCGCGTGCACTGTGCAACGCCGATGCTGCGCCGACCACGACACCACCGCCATCGCCGTGAAGTCGGAGCCCTTCTTCGCCGTAACCGCAGGGTCGATCGACAGCATCATGTGCGTCACCGGGTCCACGCCCTCATCGCCCGGGTAGCGGAAGTCATCCGGCGTCCACAGTTCGCCGTCCGCACCCATCGGATCGTTGGCGTAGTTCTTCGCGAACGACCGGGTGTGCTCGATCGACTTGAGATAGGACAGCGGCCACTTCGCCGGCCACACGCTGCGCTCCGTGCCGTCGTCCCGCTTGATGATCGGCGGGGTGTGGTGGGCGTCGAATCCTTCTTCGCTGATCCACTCGGCGGTCTCGACACCCAGCGCATGCTTGGACAGTTGGTGGACGATGCTGCCCGGCATGGTGACGGTGCCCGATATGACGACGCGGGCGTACACGTTCAGCGGGAGGATCGCGTCGATGAGGGTGGTGCGCCGTTTGCGTGCCAGTTCGAGGCTGTAGCTGCTTTCATCCGGTTCGATGTCGTCGGCCAAGATCAGGTCGGGTCGGACTTCACCCACCTTCATGCCGAGATTCGAGCTATCGATCCCTCGGGCGGCGAACACAAACTCGCTCCGGGCAATCAGCATGGATTGGGTGTCTGCGACGTTCGCGCCGGACGGCCTCTTCGCCGGCGTGCACAGGTCAGGAAAGTCGCGGCGCAGCAGCTCGTTGGTGTCCAGCTCCCTCTTGAATGTGGCGAGGTGCGTCTCGGCCTGCGTGGCGGAGGCGGCGAACGCGGCGGCGAACTTGACGTGCCCGTGCGCGGCAGCCCACATCGGCAGGATCAGAAACCACCACGTCGACTTGCCCATGCTGCGGGGGGCGATATAGGCGTCACGGCGCTCGGCCGGCGCGGTTGGCGGGCGTACCCACTTGCGTGCGGCGCGGCACCAGTCGAGGTGGGCATCGCCGAAGGTGATGTGGCCTTCGCTGTCGCGGAGATGGTGACGCAGGTAGGTGAGGCCGAACAGGAGCGGGTCGAGGCGTGTGAGGGTTCTGCGGCCGTCAGGGTCGGCGAGGAGCCGGCCGTCGAACTGGGCGAGGTAGGCCGCCAGGTCGAACGTCTCGGCGTCCAGGCCGTCGAGGTAGCCGGGCGCGCGGACCGCGGTCGCCATCAGCCCTCAGCGCTGCCGTCGACGATCTGCTGCTCTTCCAGCCGCACCTTGGCCTTAGCGTCGCGGATCATCTCTTGCAGCTCGATGTCCTGCTGCGTGGTCTCCGTGACGGTGTGGTCGACCTTGGCGGGCATGTCGAGGCCGAGGAGGCGGCGGATGGATTCGCTGGTCCTGCGGCGGGATTCTTCGATGCGGTTGAGCCGGTCGACGGCCTGGAGGACGAACGTGTCGTCTTCGACGGGTTCTTCCTCGCCGGTCTCCGGGTTCTCAACTCGGATGACGCGCCCGTTGTTGACGGTGATGTGCTTGCGGCCCATGACTCGCTGGACGGATTCCTCCATGTTGTGGAGGCGTTCCAGGGTGGCTTCGAGGCGGGCGAGTTCGAGGGTGCGGTACTCGTCGACTTTGGGGTCGACGCGCCGGCCGGTCTCTTCACGAATGAGGTCGCGGACGGTAGATGCGGGGACGCGGACGCCACCAGTGGGCCCGTCAGGGTGCTGGGTGATCTGATCGATGCTGTAGTTGGAGAGGCCCTGCGCCTTGAGGTCGAAGATGATCTCCGCCAAGGCGGCTCGTTCGGCGGGGTTGCGCCGGTTGTACGGGACGGGGCCACCAGCCATACCTCACCCTCCCCGGCGCCATCAGATTCTTACCGTCACGCCATTCTCACCTTCGAATCGTAGGACATTGGCGTCCAATAGTCGCCCACTCCCCTACCGAACCCCCTACCGCAGGCGCACCATGGAAGGGCGGAAGGGAGTAGACCCGTGGCCAAGTCGCCCAAGATGACCGCCAAGAAGCGCAAGAGCCTCCCCAAGTCCTCATTCGGCGCGCCCTCCAAACGGAAGTACCCCCTCGACACGAAAGGTAGGGCCCGCAACGCCCTCGCCCGCGTAGCGCAGCACGGCACCAGCAGCGAGAAGGCGCAGGTGCGGAAGGCCGTGAAACGCAAGTACCCGTCGATCGCGTCCGGCGGGCAGAAGAAGGGGAAGCGCTGATGGTCTCGGACAGGGGCGGACGCTGGGGCTTCGTCTACCGCAGCAGGCACGCCGCATACCGTGCGCTGCGACGGAAGGGCGCGAGCAAGGAGAAGGCTGCCCGCATCGCCAACGGAGGGCGCGTATTCCCGCAGCGTTCCCGCATGGCCCGCAAAGGCTGGCGAACACGACGAGCGCGCGGCAGGTGATCGGGCCGAGGACTGCGCATGATTGCGGCCCCGAAACAACCGACGGGGCCGCAATACGAGTCAGTACTCTCCCGAGGATCGCAACTCCTCCAGCACCGCATCCAGATTCTCCGGGCAGTACGCCTTCACTCCGGCGACGAGCAACGCGTTCGCGTCCGACTTCACCATCCCCCAGTTCTCGCCCACCGGGTACAGGCCACCGCCACCCGTGAAGTCGAACAGCCAGGCCACACTGTGTCCGGCGTCCAGCCCGTCGCACCACTTCGGCGGGAACGCCAGGAGTTCATCGTTCGACGGGCGCATCGTGGTGAAGGGCAGGCCCTGGGATGCGGTGATGAACTGGCCAGCCTTGTCCACGCTCGGGCTTGGGCTCGGCTTGGCAGCCGACTTGGCGGCGTCGGTGTTGCCTCCGCAGCCCGCGAGCGTAAGGCAGACAGCAACAAGTACGGCGGTGGCGGTGCGGCGCATGGGTCCCCCCGAGTAGCGGATGTGCAGGACCGCATCATGCGTGCGCATGGAGGTGGAGTGAAGGGCTCGTGTTGCAACCGTGACTCGGATTCACCCGGACTATCAACAGTCGTCCATTGGTAACGGCACACTGCCGTCATGGATGACGTGATGTACATGGTGCGCGGGGCCACGAGGGCGGTGTGCCAGCGGGAGTTGGATCGTATCTGCCGGCTGCTGGGTGCTCGGCCGACACTGCCGCCGACGGACGGCACCGGGCGAGGGTGGATCGCGCGTGCCGTGCCAATGAGGAAGGCCCCGACCAATGATGGTCGGGGCCCTAGCGTATCTCGCTGATCAGGTCCTGGCGGCTTCGACCACTTCGATCGGGACGCTCCACCCGCAGTGCTTCATCGCCCCTTCGAGCGCGGCCTGCGCCCCACTGTCCCGCCACGCCGCCTCAATATCGGCCCGGGCGAAGCTCAGCCACAGCGTGCCGCCGTGGACGGTGGGGGTGGCGTGGGCGAGGAGCATGCCCGCCGCCTGACGACGCAGGGACGTCGCGGCCAGGATCTGCGGCCACCAGAACGGTTCGGTCATAGCGGGTCCTTTCACTGGTTTCGGGAGTGGGCGAGTGCGGCGGCCCGGTCGAGGTAGAGCAGTGCGAGTCGGGGGCCGCGCTGGCTGTCGTTCCAGGAGGGGATGGTCTCGGCGTCGGCGAAGTCCCGCTGGATGGTTTCGAGGAGGATCGCGCAGGCGTCGTCGGCTTGGCCGCGGGTGGGGGCTTCGGCCCGGATGGTGCCGATGAGGCAGGCGGCCCCCTGCTCATCGCGCAGTTGCCCGGTGCACCATCCGCCGGTCTCCAGCCGAACTCGCGCCCGGTGGAGGGTGTCCGCGAGCGGGGTGGCGTAGGGGCTGACGGCCGGCCCGGGCGGGAGAAGCGGCGGGGCGACGACCGCGGGGATGGGGTCGGCGGCGGGGATGTGCGCGGTGTCGACTTCGAACGCGACGTTGGCGAGGGTGAGTCGTTCATCCATGAGGGCGCCCACCAGGGCGAGCCGCGCGTCCAGGTCGAGTTCGGCCGGGACCGCGGTCTCGACCCGCGTGGTGGGCGCGGTGGTCATGCTGCCTGCTTCTGCGCTTTGCCGCTGCCCTGGCATTCGGGGCAGACGGTGAGGATCTGCTGGTTGCCGAAGGCGGCGTGGATCTTGGCGTTTCCGGCGCACATCCAGCACAGGCCCTTGGTGATGGCCTTGCCGGGGCTCATGGACTTGTTCTGCTTGATCCACTGTTCGTCGGTCATGCCGGAGTCGGTGACCACCTTGGAAGGCACGGGGGTCTTCGCGGCCGGCTGGGTGGCGGCTTCGTTGGCCTGGGCGTACCAGGCGCCGCCGACGGTCTTGCCGCCGTGCTTCTGACGCTCGTGGGTGCGCAGCGCCTTGGTGGCCTCCTTCGCGTCCCGGTAGCGGGGCTTCTCCTTCTTGCCGCAGGGGCAGGCCCAGCCGACGAGGCCGGTGTTCTTGTCGGCGCCGAACCGGGACGCCTTGTAGACGGCCCACTTGGACACCTTCTGCGCGGTGGGCTTGGCCGGGCAGGGCTTGGAGCCGGTGAAGTTGCCGTCCTTGCCCTTGGTGAAGATCTGCCCGTTGCCCTTGCAGGTGGGGCAGCCCTGGTGGGTGGCGCGGAGGATGGCGGCGTCCTTGCGAGAGCGGACGGTGTCGCCGTGGGTGTCGAGGTGCGCGGCGACGTGCAGCATGAGTTTCCCGGCGAGCCGGGCGTGCACGGGGCCACCCTTGGGGATCTTGACGCGCTTAGCGGGGTGCTTGCGCGCGGCGGGCTTGCGGCGGGCCGGCTGACGCTTCGCGGGCATGATCAGGGCTCCTCAGGACGACAGGTCGGTTTGTAATAGTTTGTGAAGTGCTCGGCGGGTGCTCGCGGGTGCTCCGCTGCTGGTCAGAGCCGCTCAGGGCGGTGCTCGCGAGGTGCTCGGGATCTTGGCGAGCAGTTGGCCGAGCAGTAGGTTGAGCGGCTCTGACCTGCGGTCGAGCAGCGGCGAGCACCTCGCGAGCAGTGGACTTACTAGGCCAAAGCGGTCAGAGCTTCAAGCTTGTAGCCGCGCGGGTTCTTCAACCCGTCGATGTCCCCGATCGGCACCGGGGCGCCGACGCCGGCCTCCCGGAGGAGCTTCCGCAGTTCGGCTGCCGTGAGGTCGCCGTAGAGCTCCGGATTGAGATCGGCGAGCGCCTCGGCGAGAGGCTCGGGCCGGATCCGCTCGACGCCATCCGTGGCCATGACCTCGATCGCGTCGACGACGATCTGCCGGTCGCCGGAGATGAGCTTCTCCCCCGAGCCACCGTCCATGAGGTGCAGCAGACCGGCGGCCTGCAGCGTGTCCCGGTCGAACCACGGCCGGCCCGCAGCCTTGCGGTCGGCGACCGCCTGCTTGATGCCATCGCGGCTGTGCTCGTTCCACCCGTACAGCAGCGGCCGGTCGAGACCCGGGCCCTGGATGTAGGACTGGCCGGCGTCGTTCTTGATGTCCTTGTTCTGGGCGGGCACCAGCCGGTCGGGGCGGAAGCCCTTCGCGGCGGCGCCCTGGCCGAAGACGATGCGGATGTCGTCCCACCGGGACGCGAGCATGATCCGCAGAGTGAACGAGTCGGCGATCGCGTCGCCCATGGCGTCGCTGGTGGCGTCCTGGCCGGCCGCGACTGGGTAGATCCCGGACTGCTTGGCCAGGCGCAGGAGTTCGATGAACGACTCCTTGGCCTTGGGGCTGAGGTAGATGAACTCGTCGACGAACGGGAAGATCGCCGGGTGCTCGCGGGTGGCAATCCACGTGTCGCCCATGTTGAGCCGGTTGCGGACGATGTTGCGGCCCTTGGCCATCTTTACCAGGTTGTCGAGCCACTCCTCGCACGCCCGATTGCCGCGGATCGGCGGCACGGCCATGACGCCTTCGAACTCGCGCAGTCCGTCCTTGACGGGGTCGAGGTCGAGGCCAATCGCGTTGTGGCAGGCGGTGACGACCTCGGCAAGGTCGCGGAGCACGCCGGTGGACTTGGCCGCGCCGGACACGCCGATGACGAGGATTCGCAGCCCTTCGAGGACCAGGTCGAGCGTCGAGCCGTCCATGCAGCGGCCGAAGTTGTGCGCATCGGCGATGTCGAGGCTGTTCGGGGCGTGCACGGTGGGCTTGGGCATGTCGTCGAACGGGTTGCCGGTGACGAGCCGCAGCACGATGTGCGCGGACTCGGCCGGGTCCGGGTCGATGAGCGTGCCGCCCTGCTTGATGTTGAAGTGCGCATCCAGCTGCTCGCACACGGCGTTGACCTTGCCGGGCGTGGAGCCCTTGAGGACGACGTCGATCTCCCAGAACTTGCCGCGGAAGCCGAGCGCCCGCACCGCGCGGGTGCCGATGCCCTCCCATGCGAGCGCCCGGGACACGCACTCCTCAACCTGTCCCGGGGACTGGCACACGGCGAGAGGGAACGGCTCGTCGCTGTTGGGGTCGTCGTGCTCGGCGATGAACTGCTCAGGCGCGAGGCCCGGGTTGTTGATCCGGTAGCGGCCGTACAGGGTGATGGCCGCGGCGGCGACAGCCGCGGTGAGGCTGGGCGGGATCTTCCACGACCAGTCGGCGGCGGTCATGCCCGCGAACTTCACGAGCGCCCACCATCCGGCCAGGTTCAGACCGGCGGTGAGGCCGGCCGCCCAGCCGAGGAACTTCCACCGCTTCTTGCGGACGATGTCGACCTTGTTCCAGTCGCCCGACTTCGACATGCCACCGATGACCTCTTGGAGGTCGTGGGCGCGGACGTACCGCCAGCCTAGGACGCTGGTAGCCCGGACGCCGGTGAAGAACCAGCGGGCAGTGAGCCCGCACGCCCGTCCCGTCTTGGCGGCCACGACCATCGCGGCCGAGCCGGTCGTCGACAGGACGGCAGGGCGCGCCTCGTAGGGGACGACGATGCCGGGCGCGATGTCCTCGCCAGACAGGTCGTCGGGCACGTGCAGCTCGCCGGGGATGACCTTCGACAGGTCCCAGTCGTTAGGGAACTCGGGGTGCTGGTCGAGGCTCATGACGCGTCCTTCTTGGCGGCGGCCTTACGAGCGGCGATGGACGCCTGGCGGTTCGCGCCAGGCGCGTACTTCACGTCGCCCTTGGTACGCCTTCCGGGGCGCGCAGGCGGGTTGTAGACGCGGGGCTTCTTGGAGCCGAGCACTTGCGATGCGACCTGCTGCGATGATCCGTTCACGGAGCGCTTCTCGCGGGCTGCGGAGACCCGCATCTCGGCGGAGTTGCGCATGCGGATGACGTCCGCGGACTCGGCCGGATCGGCGCCCTCGACGTCACGGTGTGCGCGCTTCCACACGGCCTCAGTGACAGTGGTCTCGCCGAGCGCGGCAGCGATCTTCAGAGCGTGCTCCCACACCTTCGGGAACTTCTCCTCGCGGGCCTTCGCGAGCTTCTCGGCAGCCTCGGCGGCAGCCTTCTCCGCGGCCTCCTTCTCTGCGGCCTTCCGCTTCTCCTCAGCCGCCTTCTGCGCGGCCTCCGCGCGCTCCGCCTTCTCCTGCGCCTTGCGCTCCCTGCGGGTCAGCACGCCGTCCCGCTTACGGATGCGACCGTGCTCGTGGAGGTCCCATACGCCGGGCCCGGCGATCGACGCGAATGCGGTACCGATCGCTGTCGCCGCGTCGAATGCGTGGAGACCGTGCCACAAGTTGATGGCGGCGGCGATGAACGCGAGCAGCCACGCGATGAGCCGGTAGTGCCAGTGCGGCCGATTGGAAGCGACCGCCGCCGCGGCGCCCTTGAGGACGACCCAGGCGCCGCCTTCGAGCATCAGCGGAGCGGCCATCAGCCACAGCGCCTTCGGGTTGTAGAAGGCGGCGATCTGCACCGGCAACGCGACGATGGCGCACACGATGTAGAAGCGCAGTGCGTAGCTGCGCCACCGGTCCTCGGCGCCGGCCACTTCGTCGGCCTGCTGCTGCTCCTGGCGGCGGCGAGCCTCATCGGCTTCCCGGGCCTGACGGGTGGCGCGTTCGGTGGCTTCCTGCTTGGCCTTCGCCTCGGCGGTCTTCGCGCGCTGCTCGGCCTTCTCGCGCTCGAAGCGCACAGCGGCCCGCTCGTTGGCCAGGGCCTGCTTCTCGTTCTCCAGCCTCAGCTGCTCGGCCTGCTGCGCCTTGAGGGCCTTCTCGCCCTCGGCCGCAGTGAGCAACGCCTGCCGTTCGGCGGCGGCGCGGGCACGGATCGCCTCCGCCTCGGCCACACGCACAGGATCAACGCGCGGCTCGGAGGCAACGGGCGTCCCGTTCACCTGCTCGACGGATGTGGCGGTCACGGTGGATCAGTCCTCTCGTGGTGTCAGACGGTGGTCTGGGCGGCGAACAGGTCGTCCAACAGCGGCCAGAGCCGGTCGTTGCGGCCGACCTCGGGGTCGATGAGGCACACCTGCCAGGCATCGGTGATGGCGGCGGACGCCTGCCGGCTGATGCCGCGCCAGATCTGGCGGAGGATCCGGGGCGGCATGTACTCGCCGAACCGGGTGTACGGCTGGCCGCCTCGGATGGTGACCGTGGCGCCCTGCCCAACCGGCAGCAGCCGCGGGTGCGAGATGAGGGCGACCAGGCCGGCCGCCTCACCAGCTCGACGGATCCGGGTGAGCAACTGCTCGTCGGCGACCAGGCCGGTGACGGCGGCGCGCTGCTGCCAGCGAAGCCCGTCGAAGCCGGGCCCGTCGAAGCCGGGCTGCGACGCGTCGGTGAGAAACCCGGCGCGGTTCGCCGCGGCGAGGGTCGGGATCATCAGGGTGGTCTCCTCGTCGGCGCCGTCGTCGTAGCCGGGCCACATCGACAGCTCGCCCTCCAGCCACAGCGCCATCAGGTCGGCGAGCTCGGGCAGGGTCTGGGCGGCTGCCCACCGGCGACGGTCGGCACGCGCTTTCATCCACTGCTTGATCACGATCAGTCCTCTCAGACGGTGGCGCCGGTGCGCGCCTTGTGGAATTCGCGGACGAACTCGTCGGTCAGGCCGGAGCCGACAGCAGCCCCGACCGGGCCGATCCCGGTCACCGAGGCGGCCCACAGCTCCAGCCAGGCGGCCCGGGTGGCGGTGTAGTTGATGACGGGACGGGTGCAGCGCACGACGAGCACGAGCGCGCCGAGCCCGGCCATCACGGTCAGGGCGAGGACCTTCAGCGCCCACCGGCCCACCCAGCGGGCGGCCCGGTTGAGCCGGCCAGGCTTCGCGGTGATCAGATACGGGCGCATGACGGCCTCTCCGGATAGGGGCGGAACGCTGAGCGGTTCCCCTCACCGCCCGTGCGAGACGGGCGGATCGGGCAGCCGGTCAGTCGTCCTTGCTGCTCTTCGCAGTGGAGATGTAGGTGTTGCCGCGGTCGTCGGTGACGGTCTCGCCCGGCTTCACCGTGAAGCTGGACTCGACCTCCAGACCCTGCTCCTGCGGCGTGACGATCTCCCCGTCGCGGAAACCGAAGACGAGGCGGCCCATCAGCGGCGGCCCTTACGCAGCTCGGACGCGCGGTCGAGGTTCGCGTCCATCGCCTCGGCGTAGGCCTTGGCCGTCGCCGTGTTGCCGGCCGCCTGCATGCGCTTCTGCATCGCGCGGCAGTTCGCGGCGCCCTGCTCGTAGTTCTCCGGCTGCTGCTGCTTGTTCTTGGCCACGGTGGTCCTCTCGGATCGGTGAATGGAGTGGTGGTGCGTGCCCCGGCCTGCGGTTGAGGCGTCGGCCCGGGATCGGCCTTGCCGGGGCTGGACGCCGGGCGCGGCAGGGGGTGACCGCGCCCGGCGGATCAGGGGGTCAGGCCACGTCGCCGAGGGCGGCGCCGTGCAACTCGTCGACGAGGGACTCGCCCGGGTTGGCCTTGTCGTAGCGGGCCGCCTCAGCGAGCAGCGCCATCTGGGTGAAGGAGTCGGAGGCGGCCAGGTAGCGGCGGATCAGGTCGGTGCGGTATTCGGCGTCCGACGAGGGGGCAGACGTGATCAGGGTGAGCGTGGGCATGACTGTGGTTCCTCACTGGTCAGGTGGGTTGGGAAAGGGGGTGGGG